TCAGCGCTTTTCGCTATTTTGCCGCGAATGCGACAAGCTGCCAGCACAATGCCGCTGCAAATGACAAATCGAATAGCCAATGCGAGATTTATTGCACCTGCAACCATAACCACTAGGCAGATAAGCCGCATTATCCATATGCCTACTTATTCACTTTAAAACGAGGCTCTCAAAAATGACCACTGACGAAATCTTGGCACTTTGGCGCGATTGCGGCCATGCCAGCAACGATAGCAACGCTGTGAAATTTGCCCGTGCATTAACCGGAAAAACACTGACGGAAATGGCATTCGACAATGTTGCCAGCCTTGATGCTGCATTGGAGCGGTTAATGGTGCTTAGGGAGGAGATGACCAAGGAAATACCTGCCGCCGCGCAGGACGATTTGGGGAATCAGGCGGCCGTCGAGGAGCCGCCGTGCGATTGTTATGTTTGCAACACTCATCCCGATGACTTGGCAGTTAATCGCTTTGCTACTGCCATGAAAGACAAAATGGAGGCATCGCGCGCCAAGGGCCGGGGTGGATGGAATGCCCCAGAACAATGCCCGGTCGAGCGTCTGCAAGCCCTGTTGATCGAGCACTTGGCAAAAGGCGACCCGGTCGATATTGGCAATTTTGCCATGATGCTGTTTAACCGAGGGGCACCAGTTGTTGCTATGCAGGTGCCGCAATGAATGCGCAAGATTTTGTCAGCGTGCCGGCCGAGGCCGTCGAATGGCTGAAGAAACACTATCCAGCGCTCTGCGAAAGGTCGGGTCTGTGCGAGCAGGTTGGCGGAAGGCTGTACACGCGGTCAGCTGGCCCGCAAGCAAAACGACGCGACCGCGACGCTGATCGCATCAGCTTCCCCGACCCGGAATTTAATGCATGGCTCGATGAAGCTGTCGCAGATGGCGGCTATACCACATGGGACTTGGTTAAAGACACGGTGACTGCATGGCAGGCATGGTCTGCCGCTATCCAGAGCGATCGCTTCTTTATGGATCACGGCCTATGGCATGACCGCGTTACCGGCCAGCACATGTACACGCAAGACCAATACGACCAGTCGGGCCGTAGTTGGTATGTAGAAGGTGCGCGAGATCAGCGGGACGGAATTCTGCAACTGTGGGCGCAGGCCAAAGTGAATGACGCTAAGCCCGGAGAACCGAAATGACCGATACCCGCGCCGCGTTTGAAAAGTGGTTCCGCGAAAGGAACAAAGTGCCTGATTGGTTTCAGGTGCAAGTCGAAGGCGCTCCGATCATGGAGGCTATGTGGGAAGCATGGCAGGCGGCGCGTGGTGAGCCGGTCGCATGGAAAGTAGAGTTGCGTCTTCCCGATGGCTTTGTGAAATACGGGTATTTCGACAACGAGCGTGCCGCACAGAATGCGCTGATTTCCGGGGCGACCATTACACCGCTCTACGCATAATATCCATTATGAAAAATACAACTATGACGACTAAGAAACTTTCCGATATAGCCCCGTGGGATGAGCGCAACCCATTTGCCAAGACGGATATGGCAATGGCCGGGATAGCGATGGATCAGGAAATCAATGAACTGCGCCGTGCATTAGCGACGTCGGAGCAGCGCATTGCCGAGCTGGAAAAGGATGCTGCGCGGTATCGCTGGCTGCGGAACATCGGCGAGACGCACTCCGGCGATCTTGATGTATGTGACGAGGAAGGGTTTTCGCTATCTAGTGACGAGCTAGACGAAGCGATTGACGCCCGACTGAATGCCGCATAACCGGGGATATGTTGAATAACCAAAAGGAAATAAATATGAGCAACGCTTACTTGTTTCGGCAGCACACGATTCTCCGTGCTGGGTTGGAAGAAAACGGCACGCTGGAGATCGTGCGCAAGTACCCATCAAACATGAGTTATGGCAACGGCGAGCCGTGTCCTGATGAGGTCATCAAGGAAATTTATGCAGTGCAGGAAGGAAAGATCGTGCTGAAGGAGGAAGTCAGGGGTAAGCACACGCCAGCACGCTATATGCCGGAAAGCATCGATTTCGGTGATGCATAACGAACGCTATGTCTATTCTACGGGAGCAATGAAATGGGATGGAGCATCGGCTATGACGATCACTGGAACCGCGACATCGGCTATGGTGTGCCGGCGTACTGCGACCACCCGGGCTGCGGCAAGGAGATCGATCGCGGGCTCGGCTATGTCTGCGGCGAGGAGCCCTACGGCGGCGAGGACGGCTGCGGCTTGTTCTTCTGCGGCGAGCACCAGGTCGGGTACAGCCAGCGCTGTGCTTGCTGTGTCGAGGGCAAGGAGCCATTCGAACCGACGCCGGATCATCCGATCTGGATCGAGCACAAGTTGACGCATGAGAGCTGGCAGCAGTGGCGGGATGAAAACCCGCAGGAAGTCGTTGCCATGCGATCCTTGCTGGATCAAAGCACAACTAGGGAGAAAGCATGAAACGGACCTTCACCTTCGAGCAGTTCATCCAGTACGGCATCGAGGCTGGTGGCAATATCGTCAATGGCATGCCGTGGAGCTTTACGTTCAATGGCTTCCCGGTCACGCACGAGACCGACGATGCCTACCTGATCTGTCTGCCTGCGTACCCGCATGACTTCCGCTTCGAGCGCGGCCAGACGATTACAGTTGACGAGGAAACCAATACGATGAGCATCGACAACACGCCACAGCGCGTACAGCAGATGCTTGATCGGCAGATACCAAGCAAGGGTCCGCTCGTGCTGTGATGGTCTGTGCGGGCTGCTGTAGACTGTTCGCCCGCACAGGAGCCATCATGACGCCAGAGCAACTGACTAACGACATCCGCGCGCAATACGGCCAGCTGCTGCAGCAGATGCCGTGGGAGCGCGACAACAGCCTTGGCATCGTCTACCGCCAGCTGGAGCCACGGCACGCCAAGATGGCGCTTTGGCTGGAGAAGCACCACGGCACCGAGATCAGCACTCACAACCTGCACTTCATCATCGAGTGTTGGGACCAGGCGCTGCGCGACGCGAAGCTGAAAAAGAAGGGCCACACGGTCATCTCTTACGTCGACAAGGGCCTGTCGCACCCGGAGTCGCAATCGAACGTGAACCCGATGCACATGACGGAATACCTTCTGAAGGAGTACCTGAAATGACCAAGGAATGCCAGCTCGACACCGACACCAGCTATGCGATTCGCATCAAGAATGGCCACAGCCCGAGCGGTTACGCTTACCTGCAAGAGTTGATCTTCGAGGGCGAGCGCATCAGCGCGTGCTACGTCAATGACCCGGCCAAGGCCATGCGCTTTCCGACCGGGAACTCGGCGCGGGAGTTCGTGCGCCGCGACGATGCGCCGCCTGCATTGGGGCGCGTGGTAAAGGTGCCGGGGAACTGGAAGTAGAGCAGTGTCAAATTGACGAACCGGGCCACAATTGCTACACTTGCGGCCTAGTAATCGACACTTCTCCTAGTCATTACTTCGGGTACTTGCCTCGTCATCAGGTATCCCGCAGGCCCGGTCAACCGGGCCTGTGTCATTTCCGGGTCCCACTAAGTGGGATCAAGCAAGCAGTGACGATTTCCACGCGCCGCCCGTATAGACCCACAGTTTGTTGTTCGTCGTGTCGAACACCATCGGCACCGTGCCGGCCGAGACGTTTGCCGGCACACCGGTCGGAGTTCCGGCACAGGTCGGGATGCAGGTGAACCCGCCCGTGGCTGTGGTCGCCAGCGCCGCGCCCGTGCCGTTCAGCACAACGTTGCCGCGTGCTCCGGTGCCGGCGCCAGCGCCTGGTGTAAGGACGACGTTGCCACCGTTGGCGTTGCCGGTGCCGCCCGTGCCTGCCGCGCCGGCCGTGACCTTGGCGTCGCCACCTGCGCCCGGTGCGCCCGAGCCGTTACCGTTGCCACCCGCGCCAGCAAGCATCTGCGCGATACCACCCGCCGCGCCGTTCCAGCCTGAAGTCCCGGTGCCACCCTTACCTGCGGTGACCGTGACGGTAGAAGCCGCAGGGCCATTACCAAAGCTGGCGGTGCCGCCATCCCCGGAAGTGATGGCGATATTGCCGGCGACGCCGCCCGCGTTCCCCGGCGTGAGGGTCTTGATCGTGACGCCGCCGCCATTGTTGCCGTTGGTGGACGAGGCTGCGCCGCCCTGAATGATGACGTTGCCGGCACTGCCGGTGCCTGATGTGGTGCCTGCGCCACCGGAAATGGTGACGTCACCGCCGACTGCGCCGCTCTGAGATGTGCCGCCCTTGATCGTGACGCCAGCGCCGGAAGCATTCGTGCCCGAATCGGCCGGTTGGATGGTGATGCTTCCAGCTTGCGCCGCAGCGTAGCCGGGGCTGCCGCTGGAAATGACGGTGTTGCCGCCCAAGGCACCAGCAGTCGAACCACTGGAGCCGTCTCCGCCCGCAAGGGTTGCCGTGCCACCCGTTGCGTTGCCGGTTGCCGTGCCACCTTTGATGAGCACTGCGCCGCCCGAGCTGCCGTTCGCGCTATTGCTGGCTGTGCCGGCTGCGCCGCCCTGGACTGTGACCGCACCGCCCACGCCGACAGCGACGCCCGAGTTCGTCGCGCTGCCTCCGGTGCCGCCAGTGATCGTAACCGTGCCACCGTTCTTGCCATTCCAACCGGCCGTGGTGCCTGGATCAGCTGCACCTCCAGAGATCGATACGCTGCCGCCGATTTGCGAGACGCCGAAACTGTTGCCGCCCCGCAGAGTCGCGTTGCCGCCGACGCCGCCCGGTGCGATCGCATCGCCGCCCGCCACCGTGACTGCGCCGCCAGAGCCGCCATTGGTGACAGAATTGCCGCCCTGGACAGTGACTGCGCCGCCAGTCGCCGTGCCGGATGCGGCATCGCCGCCGAGCACCTTGACAGGTCCTTGACCTCCTCCCTCGGAGGAACCTTTCAAGGTGAGTGTGCCTAGCCCGCCACCCTTGTTCTGGCCCGGCATGATCGTGATGTCACCGGCCGGGGAGAGGCCGCTGCCCGCACCCGACTTGATCGTGATTGAACCGCCATTGCCGCTGGTGGGAGTGCCGGCAGTGATCGCAATCGAGCCGCCTGCGCCAGAACTTGTACCGCCTGCACCGGCAGTAATGGCAAGGTTTGCGCCTGCGCCCGTGGCCGCTGCAGCATCGGCGGCCTTGAGCGTGCCAGTCCCTGCGCCCGTGCCAATGGTGAGGACGTTGTTCGTTTTGTCCCAGGTGAAATCGGCGTCGCCGCCCAAGCTGCCGGCGTCGTTGAACTGCACTTGCGTCGTCGCGCCGCCCGGCGTAGCGGCAAGCGTTGGCAGTTGCGCAGACGGCACCTTGCCGTCACTGCCAAGCGTGGCTAAACCGTTGGCCGCACCCTTGGCGGAATTGATCGCCTTGATCTGAGCACCGATGGCCTGAACGACCGCCGTGATCTGGCTAACCAGGCTCATGCTGGCTCCTTACGCGATGGCGGTATTGAACTGCGCGACGAAGTCCGTGGTCACGTCGCCCACATCGGCCGCGGCAATCGCGCCGATGTTCGCGATCGCCTGCGCCTGCTGACCCGAGGTCAGGGTCTGCGCCGCATCGAACCGCACCCGGTTGCCGACTGCCGTGGTCAGCGAACTGATGCCGGACTCGTCCGACTGGATCAGCGTGGCCAGCTCCTGCAGCGTGTCATACGCCGCCGAGGCGCCGCCGAGGATGTCGGACTTCAGCGTCGCCAGCAGGTCCGTGACCTTTTGCGAGGAGTAGGCCGTGGTCGTGCTGGCGGCGGCATCGTTGATTTGCGAAGCGGAAGCCAGCGCCGCCTTGACCTCGTTGATCGCGCCGACCAGGCTTGACTTGGTCGTGGTGGACAAGTCCGTCAGCGCGCCGGTCGTGGACCGTACCGATTTGAACTCGGTGCCGATACGGGTGATCAGGTTTGAAAGTTGGACGACGATGCTCATGGTGATGGTCCTTATGCCAGCGCGTTTTCAAGTAGGAGAGTCGGGTCGTAGGGCAGGTCCTGTTCCGTCAGCAGGCCCGGCACGCCGGCCGGACCCTGGCCGACTGCGAGCGCGACCGTGATTTCCTGCGGCGGTTCGATGGCAGCCTGAACGGCTTCGACGTTGACCGAGATCGTCATGGCGTGGTCACCTCGCGAAATACCAGGGCATCGCCGTACAGCAGCGGCAGGCGCCGGCCCTGGCTGTCGATGAAGAAAAAGTCCCAGGTGTAGGCCGATTGCGGGTCCGTCATCTCGGCGCCGGCTTTGATGCCGAGCGTGTCGGCATGGGTCAGCCAGAACTGGCATTTACCGGCAGCAGCGTCGACGATGGCAGTGCGCAGCGTCGCGGCAGGGGTCGCATCGGATGGCTTTTTCTTGACCATGCCCTGCACGCTGCCGCCCGTCAGATCCATTGGGGAATTGTCCGGGTTCGTCAGCGTGACAACCACCGGCCCGAAGTCCGCGCCCTGCTTGATGCGCAAGTCCAGCCGGTCGCCAATGTTGCCGATAGTGGGGATCGTAGGCATGGTCTGTTATTGCCTGTGGGAATTACCGGAGATCATAGCATGAGGTTGAGGCTTGGAAACTATGAGCGGAGGCGTGCGCAACGCCTCCGCCTGGTGGCCGCCCGGGCAGGGCGCGTCTGATAGTTGCAAAATGGGGAATCCCACTGAGTGGGACTCAGCGCTTCGCCGGGATCTGCCCGAGGTAGACGCCGCGTTCTCTCTGCCGGCGCGTGGTCAAGCCGGGCAGGACCCGCCCACCCGCCTTGTTCCACAGCAGGAACGCATCGGCCGCCGCCTGGTACTTATTCTGGCCGGTCCAGCGCGACACGCTCGAGGCGGCGAACGCACCGACGCCAATGTTGTAGGCCAGATCGATGCAGGCGGCGACGCGGTTGTCCGGTTCCGCATGCAGGTGCGGGCAGCGCTGATAGACCGCCAGCAGGAACTGCGCGACGCGCTGGCGCAAGCGGAAATCCGCCTGCTGCTGCGTCCACACGTCGCCCTGCTTGACGCCCAGGGTCTCGCCCCAACCGCAAGTCCAGGGAGCGCCGGACAGGCCGCGCAAGTCTTCCGGGATCTCGGCTTTCCCCGCCAGGACCTGGCGGACCAGGCCGCGCGCGGCCAGCGCCCGGTACAGCGGCGAGGCCGGGTCCGGGTAGGCGCGCAGCACGCAGCCCTCGCCCTGCATGACCAGGGCGACGATCCATTCCAGCAGCTCGATCACTTCAGGACGCCGTTGTTGCGGTCGACGGTGCGCCCGACGAACCAGAACGCCAGGATCGACGCGAGGATGTTCATGTCGTTCTCGGTGTAGCACTGCAGGATCGCGGTCCAGGCATCGACCTGGCGGATGGCGATGACCAGCAAGGCGGTCTTGTAGATGCCGTAGCAGCCGAGGAAGTAATACGTCGTCAGGGGCCGGACCAGGAAATTGAGCGCGTCGACGAAGCGGATGCCGGTCGGCTGCATTTGCCCCTTCAGCGCCTCCTTCTGCGCATCGAGCAGGGCCAGCATGTCGGTGAAATTGCCCTGCGTCGTGATCTCGTCGAGCCGGGCCTGGCTGCGGGACTGCTCCAGCGCGGCCTGGCGGTCGAGCATGGCGAGCTCGTGCGCATAGTCCTGCTTCTTCGTCAGCAGGGAAAAGATTTCCGGCAGCAGGCGCATCGCGCCGCCGCCCAACATCGAGATCAAGGTCAACAACATGTCAGGTCCTCGACACGGCCATCTGCAGCTCCAGCGTGTGCAGCTTGTCGCGCAGTTCGTGGTTTTCGGCGCGGATCTGCGCAACCTCCTCGCGCAGCTCCGCGTTCTCTTTTTCCAGGTCGCCCATCACGCCGAGCTTGCGTTCCAGCTCGCCCACGCGCGCGACCAGTTCCAGCTTTTCCGTCAGGTTCTTGTTGACCAGGAGCGACAGGTCGGCAAGCTGCAACGACAGCCGCTTGTTTTCCGAGGTCAGCAACTCATACGCCGAGGTCACGCCCTGGTCGGCTGCATTCGCCCGCCTGGTTCCCATGTACTGGCGCACCGCGTACATCGCGCCGAAACCGAGCATCGTGATGCCGGAGGAGAGGCTGGCGATCCAGCCGGTCGAGCCGGTGTTGAAGTCAGGTGCCTGCACGGGGTTTCTCCGGGTAGCGCGCCACCAGCCAGAAGGCGGCAGCCATGCAGGCGAAAGAACAGGACAGCAGTGGCGCGGGTTGGTCAGCTCCGGCCCACACGCTCAGTGTCGAGGCGGAGTACAGCAGGAGCCCAAGGGCGGGCTCCAGGAAGAAAAACAGCCGGTGGCGACACCGGCTGAAGCTCGCGATGAGCGAGGAGACACCGTGAAGGCCGAACAGCGCCGCCCATACGTGTTCCGGGGCGATCAGGCGCATCGGCTGATAAAGGGGCCTGACGAAACCATCGCCAGGCAGGAGGAGAGCGAAGGCCCAGGACAGCGACGCCACCATCAGCATGAAGCGCGCCGACAGCAGGTTCGTGTCCAGCAGCAGGACCAGGAGGCGGGAACGGCAGTCGGAGGCGGCAAGTCGGAGGCGGCGCATTGGGTTTCCCCGAGGAAAGTTGAGGCCATTATAGGCCCATTTCCTCGTGGAAAGATCAGCTCAGACTTCCTCGATCTCCAGCGTCGTCGTGTATGACGTGAAGTTGGCGACGGAGACCGCAGAGAGATTTGACAATTTGCCGTAGATTTCGTGGGCGCGCTCGACCGATTTATCGGTGTTGTCGGGGAACAACGAGGCGAAGAACGGCCGCGACAAGCCGTTACGGTGCAGGATGTCGAACAGCGCGTGGCGGTCTGCCGCATCGAAATCGTTGAACGGCAGCGTCAGCTTCTTGAACACCGGGCCGCGGTCGGAGATCAAGTCCCCGGCATCGTTTCTCTCGTTCTTTGTGTTGTCTCCGACGCCGGCCGACGCCCCATAGGACACGTTGCGCGTCGGTGTCCACCAGTTGCCTGCGATGATGTATCCGGCCTCGATGTAGCCGTCAGGGTTGCCCGGATCGTCGACGGTCAGGCTGATGCTCGACATGGCAGACGGCGTGAACCAGACGGTGGCGTAGGTGCCGCCGCCATAGGTTGACTTGGCCGAGACGCGGGATAGCCCCTCGAAGCCATACGGCGCCGGCTCCTGTTCCTGCGCGGCCTGCACGGTCACGCCATTGACGGAAATTGTCGCGTTCTTCGTCAGATTCGAGAAGGCCAGCGCAACCATGCCGATCATCTCGGCCGAGGGCCAGGACAGGGTGTAGGTGACGGACGTGCCGCCCGCGCGATGCACCAGCGTCTTGCCGGTCTTGATCAGGTTGCCAGGCAGGAAGGTGCCGACCGAGCTGCTGGCCGACACCGTCGCGCGCAGCGCGGCATTGTCCGCGACGATGCGCGCGTTCGGAACGATGTCAGCCATGCGCCTTCTCCCAATCCGCGGCGTTCTTGATGTTGGCCGGCAGGCACCGCCACGGCTCCGGCCAGCCGAGCGCGGCGGCCAGCGCCGACGAGCAGAACCAGCGCGCCGGGTTGGCGGGAATGGCGCGGATCACGCAGCCGACGATGCCCTGGTAGTCGTACTTCCGACCGACATGGTTTGCATACCATTCGAAGGCGGCATGCTTGTCGGCGGTCAGTTCGACCAGGTCCCACTTAGTGGGATCGAGCGGCATCCACCTGAAGCGCACGCCGCCGTCGAGCACCGAGGCGCTGGCACAGAAATATTGGCCGGTCTCGGCGTTGTAGTCGAAGACCGCCTCGCAATGCGAGTAGGTGCTGCGTGTCCACCAGCAGATCAGCCGGTCGAACAGGCGTTGACCCTTTCCTTTGTACAGAGCCACCTGCATCATTGCACTCCCTGCATCATGGTTGTCAGCTTGCCGAAAAAGCCGGCAAGGATGGAATCGATGTCGGCCTGCGTGGTCGACGCGCGCAGGTCTTCCTTGACGCCCAGGCGCAGCTCGCGGATGGCGATCAAGGCTTCTTCCCACGGCGCGGCGGTGGCGAGGATGTCCTGCGCCGCCTGCTGCGCGGTCCAGTTCTGGCGCCACTTTGCCTTCTGCCAGGCGGCGACATACCGCGGCACGTCGCCGGTGAAGCCGGCATCGGCATAGGCCTGTGCCTGCTGCTGCGATTTTTCGTATTCCCATACCCGCACCGGGTCTTCGACCACGCGCAGCCGCGCGGCGTCGCAGGCCCGGTCGACCTGGGCAATGGCCGCGTCGCGGTAAGCGGTATTGTCGAAAACGATCTTCATCGGGAGCCTCGGATATTTCCTGCACGAAACTTTAGCATGCTACACCGTGACCGTGAACCGGCCGTCGAGATAGGGCCAGGCGACGACACGCAAGTCGTACTTCCCCGGCTGCGGGAACTCGAGATCGACGCTGGCCTCGGTGACGTCATGCGCGACATCATTGATGAACAGCTGCGACGGCACCGGCATCCCACTGAGTGTGAATCCGGACAGCGCAGCCGGGCAGGTCGGACGCGGCGCGGGCTTGCCGTCGACGATGTATTCGGTCGACGGGTCCATCTCGCCCTGGTAATGGTCGCCTTCCTGCAGCGGCACCATCGATTCGGGGCAGGCGCCGACCATCGTGATGCGGCCGGACGTGTCGTAGAAAAAGAGCTTGACGATCATTTCATGGTCCCGAGGAAGGAAGCGGAGACGCCGCTGATCTGCAGGCTGCCATCGGTGCATTGCACCTGCACGCCCCAGGTATGGGTGCCGGCCGTCACCGGGATCTGCGTGGTGAAGGTGCCGGAATCGAAGGCGTTCACACCGACCGAGAAGGTCTGGCCGGAGACGCCGCCACCGTCGCGCATGGCGCTGATCATGTAGCGGGCAAAGCCGTTGGTGCCGGACAAGCCTTCGACGGAGATCGTGATCTGCACCATCACGGTCGCGTCGGCGCCATAGTCGGCCGACATCGTGCCGGAGTCCCAGGACTGCCCGGCCGACAGCGACGCGCTGGCCGAGGCCTGCAGCAGCACCGGCACCGTGATCGAATGGTCGATCATGTGTCCCGTGCCGAGCTGGTCCGGGTTGATGTTGACGCCGTTCAGGCGCAGGTTCGCCACGTCCAGCTGGTCGACGCTGATCGAGGCGGCGCTGATCTGCTGCGCCGTCTCCGTCTGGATCGTTGCGTTGTTCGCCGTGATCTGGTCGGTGACGAGCTGCTGGAAGTTGCCGGTGATCGCATCGACGGCATTGGCCGACAGCGCATCGGCCGACACCGTGCCGGTGACCAGCAGGTTGCCATCGAGCTTCTGGTCAAGCCGCAGCCACTGCTTGCCGTCCCAAAACCGCGTCTCCTTGTACGGCGGCACCGCGACGTTGTTGTACTCGGTGACGATGTCGTTGCGCACGGTGCCGTTGTAGGGGATCACCGCCTGGTTCGCCAGCAAGTTCGACCAGGTCGTCAAGGCCGTGGCGACCGTGAAATTCATCGGCAATCGCATGCCGTTGACGACCTGCTGCGCCGGGTCGCCGCCGCTGCCGGCCGGTGCCTTGATCTTGGTGACGGTGAAGGTCTCGTCGTAGTTCGCCCCCTCGTAGGTGGCGCGCAGCACCACGGTCAGGGTGTCCAGGCTGGCCGGCATGCCGGTCAGCGCGTAGCGTCCGATGTTCGAGATCGACATGATCACGTCGGCCGAGGTCGACACGATCGAGAACGTGCATTCGTTCGTGACTTCGGTCGCGCCCTTCCACACCTGGAATTGCCCGGACGCGCCCATGTAATTGACGATGTTGCCGAACTGGTCCGAGAACAGCGCGTGCATCTCGTTGGTCAGCACATGCGAGATGGCGGTGCCGCCGTCGACCAGTTTCACCAGGGTCATCTGGTCCTGGTAGGTGATGCCGCCATCGCTGATCGAGGCGCGGATCGTGACGCGGTCGCTGCCCATGCTGCCGAAGATGACCTGCACCTTGTCCCCGACAGGCACCAGCGTCGCGCTGCCCGACACGACAGAATAGGTCGGCGTGCCGGCCAGGTTGCGCAGCGTCGGGGACAGGGCAATTGAGGGTGGTTCAACGATCACGACGGCCTCACGATGAAGAATTGAACGGATGCGGCCAGGTCAAGTCGCTTCGCGGAAAACACGACGATGCCGGTGGAGGCGCTTTGCGCGCCGCTCAGGCTGGTCTTGTCCTGGTCTTCTGAATTTTCGAAGCGGTTGGCGTAGCTCTCCAGCCAGACGTCGCGATCATTGATCGGCCCTTCCGGCGCGACGCGCAGCGTCTGGATCTTGTAGAACACGTCGTAGCTGAGAACCCACAGGCCGTCCGGCGAGACCATCATGCTGCCGCTGCCGCCCGGAGAAGTGGCGACATGGCTTACCGTGCCGTCGACCATCGACACCGCGGCGAACTGGCCGGTGTTGGTGTCCATGATCCAGAAGACGTCGCGCAGGTCGTCCGCCACGATGTAGCCGTAATACTCGTACTGGAAGAAGTAGTACGGGATCTCGTAGGTGGCGACGACGGCGTTCGTGTCCAGGCTGTACTCGATCACCTGGCTGCGCGTGGTGTCGGTCAGCCCCGTCGCCGGGTCTGGCAGCAGCATGTACAGGAACAGGCTGTTTCTCTTGAATGAGACGACGAAGCGGTAGACGTGGTCGGTTCCCGCCAGCCGCGTCGCCGCGCCGGTCGTGGTGTTGAACTCGTAGATCGCGCGGTCATAACCGGCGTACAGATCGTCCACCTGCGGATAGGGCAGGTCGCCCCGGTATTTCTGCAGGTTGCCGAACAGCCTGCCGGTCTTGGAAAAGTGGTACTCGAAAATGTTGTTGGTGATGCCGTCCTGCCGGAAGTCATGCAGGCGGGTGCCGGTGTTCTGGCTCCACTGTTCCAGCGTAGTGATGGCCGCCGGAGTTCCTACGATAGGGCGGGTCAGCCACAGCGTGCCGTCGACCGGGGAGATGTCGCCGCCGTAATCCATGTGGAAATTGAAGACCGGCCCCTGCGTGAACGGCGGCAGCGCCGACACGTAGGTCGTCTGGTTGCCTTCCAGCGGAATCCACACGCGCTGGTTGAAGGCGTCGTAGACGATCGGGTCATACGGCACGACATTCATCTGGATGAAGCCGAGGAACAAGCCATCCCCCTCGCGGAAGCGCGCGATCGCGTTGTACGGCGTCGGCGTGGTCGGCGCGTAAATGTCCTGCATCACCCACACTTCATTGACCAGCGGGTTCGAGATCGACACGTAGGCCGAGCGCGTGGGCGACATCATCGCCGTGAACGACAGGCCGCTGACCGGGTCCTGCTGCGGCTGCAGCTGCTTCCACGTCATCTTGAAGCCCTGCCGGCCGACGTCGAACATGGAGACGTTGATGTGCAGCGGGATGCCGACCATCGCCGGCACCTTGATCGTGGAAAAATCGTAGCCGTAGGTCCACTCGGCCGGCTCGATGTCGTAGGACGAGGCGTAGGCGTCGCCGCGATAGGCCCACGGTCCGCCGACATTGCCGTTGTTCGTCGGCGTGACGGTAAAGACGATGGTGCCGGCCGTGTCCGGCGTCCACTTGTACCAGACGGAGTTGTCCGGCGAGCCATTGGTCGTGCCGGTGACTTCCCCGAAGATGCCGTCGATGTCGATGGCCGTGGTCCAGTCGGAATTGGCGGGCGGCGTGCTGGCCGGGGATTCCAGTGGCAGCAGGGTGATGACCTGCCAGTTCAGCGTGAAGGCATACTGCGCGCTCGCATCGGCGCTTTGGGTGCCGACCGAGATGTGGTATTCCTCGCCCGCCTTCGCATCGAAGAACAGCCCGGTGCCATCCTGGTAACCGCCGTAGCGGTAGTCGGCATACTGCAGCACATTGGAGAACGACGACCCGGAGCCATTGAAAATGCGCATCATCGCCGTCTTCGGCGGGCTGGTCAGCCAGAACTTCGCCTGGCAGTCGCGCGGCGCGGTCCACTTGTACCAGACAACGGAACCGTCGACCTCTCCCGAGTCAAGCGTGTTCGCGCCGATGTTGGTGCCGGCGATGCTGCCGCTGTCCCCACTTAGTGGGACCGCGCTGCCGTAGCTGTCATTCGATACGCTCATGGTCTTCCTTATGCCGGGCCGGCGCGCACGATAAAGAACTGCACCGTCGCGGACAGGTCAAGCCGCTTGGCCGCCGCAATAGTCGCCCCGGTCGCCGCGGCCTGGTCGTAGGACAGCGCCGTGGCCTGCATCACGGTCGGCACCGCGAAGCGGCTCTCGGCCGTCTGCAGCCACACGTCGCGGTCATTGATCGGCCCGTCCTCACCCATGTCCTGCCCCTTTCACACTTAGTGGGATCACACCATCACGTCGACGAGGCAGCGTCCGGCGAACCAGTCCGGCGTCAGGCCGACGACGACACCCGGCGTGCCGCCGACGATCGCATCCAGGTTGAAGCGCGGGTGCTCCAGCAACACGGCTTCGCCCAGGGACAGCAGCAAGCCGCGTCCGTAGGCCTGGAAGCGGTAGGTCGTGCGCGGCACGCACAGCATGTCCAGCAGGCGCCAGGCTTCCGGCTCGGCCTCTTTCCGGCGCAGCAGCATCGTTTCCCTCTGGTCCGGGTCCAGGTCCAGGCCGTACTGCTGCGCGATCACGGTGTACTTCGCGGTGAAGGTGTCCCACTCGGTGGCGAAGCGCGCCTTGTGCTCCTCGAGGATGCCGGTCTGCAAGCCGGTCTGCACCGTCCAGTTCCTGCAGTAGGCAAGGATGACCGCGGCCTGGACCGGGCTGCGCTGTGCGATCGACAGGTTCTGCGCGGCCATGTCTTCCGGGCCGAAGCGCTGCGCAATGCCGGAGGCGGGCAGCACGCCGGGAAACGACAGCTGCAGCAGCTGCAGTTTTCCGAGGCGGTTGAACCACGGCTGCGCGCCGAGCGATTTCGCCAGCGCCTGCACCATGTCGACGACGTTGGTCTTGCTGGTGGTGCAGATGCCGACCGGCTGCGGATGCGCGGTGTCGAACGCGGCGAAGTTGTCCAGGTCGATGTCGTCTTCGGTCAGCCGCATCGGCTCCTTGCCGTAGCCGGTGACCAACCTCTTGATGATCGAGGCAACGGTGATGTTCCAGTCCGGCTGCGTATCTCCCTGCACCGACGCCGTGATCGCGCCGGCCGGCGTGCCGGTCAGGTTGAAGGTGCCGGAGACGGTGTCGGCCACGATCGTCACCGGCACGCCGTTGTCGCGCACCTCGATGACGCGGTGGATCTGGCCCTGATGCACCTGGTACGTGTGCAGCGACGGATCGATCAGCAAGGGCGTCATGTTGTGGACTTCGCCAAAGACCAGCGGCAGCAGCTCGTCCTTGTTCTGCGTCGTGCCGCCCAACTTCACGTCCGTCACCGGCGAATTCAGGCGCTCCATCTTGTCGCGGATCAGGATGTTCAATCTCGTGCGGGACTTGCTCGACAGGTCGGCGGCGATGCCGTTGAACACCATCCGGAAATCGGCGCGCGCCCATCGCGGATCGCCCACGAACATCTTGACCGGGCAGTTGATCCAGCGGTCCAGCAGCCAGGCGTCGAACTGGCCCTCCGCATTGATGATCTCGATGTCGCCGTAGGACAGGCCGGACTGGTCAAGCGACAGCGTCTCCGCAAAGGCGGTGCCGCCGCGCCCGAGCACCGGCAGGTACGCGGTGTTGGGCGGCGTGTCGCCGCCCTGCGTGTTGTAGCCGAGGTTCGACAGGTATCGCACCGTCTCGACGCCGTCGACATAGCAGGTCGCCTCGACCAGCACGCATCGCAGGGAGTCCGGGGAAATCAGCCAGGCTTCAAAGTCGGCATCGGTCATGGATCAATCTCCTCACTTCAAGGTGGCCGCGCTGCGCTGTTGCCAGGCGGCGGTCTCTGCAGCGTCCTTCGTGCCTGCCACGACCTTGTCGGCGGCGCGGTCGGTCGCGTCGTAATGGCTGCGGATCACCGCGCCGGTATGGTCGCGCTGCTCGCTGCGCAGCGCGGCGACTTCGGCGCGCAGCGCCGTGAGCTGGTCGATCAGGTTGGCGTGGCCGGCATCCATGCGCGCGGTCGCGGCAGCCGTCAGCACCCGCTCTCCCTTGTGCAGCTGCGCCATGTAGCCGTCGAATGGCACGTAGTCCAGGCCCTTCGCGTGCGAGCCGAAGGCAACGTCGAAGAAGCGCGGCACCGTCGTATTCGGCGTGCCGGCGCCGTAAGTCGGGGCCGGCTGTATCGTGGCCGGGTTGCTTGGCAACTGGCTGCTGGTGGCCACAGTCGGCGCAGTGCCGATCGGGTTCTTATTCACCACACCGGCTGCCAGCAGCGCGGCGGTCAGGCCGGCAGGCATGTCGGCCAGCAGCTGCGGTATCGTCGACACCACGCCGTAGGTCGCCTCCAGCGCCTGCTGCTGCGCGATCGCAGCAGCCAGCGTGTTGACCGCCGTGTCGTACTGCTTGCTGGCCTGATCCTGCACGCCTTGCACCGCGGTCTCCAGGGACTGCAGTTGGGTCAGCTGCTGGTTCGCGATGTCGATGGCTGAATTGCCCTGGGCATCGGCGCTCTGGCCCATCGCCTGCAGAGAACTGTAGACCTGGTCGAAAATCGCCTTGTAGGCATCCGACGACGCGTAGAAGTTGCGGGCCTGCTCCAGGTATGTCTGCGCCTTGCCCTGCAGCGCAGACAGCGCGTTGGTATCGCCGCCCTGTGCAGCAGCCAGCGTCGACTGGTAATCGCTCTGTGCGGCCTGCAGCTTGCCGGAATTCGTCAATGGGGACAAATCCCCGGTCAGCAGTGAGTCGAGGTAGTCCTTGATCTGCTTGGCCGCGGCAATCAGCTTCTGGCTATTCTGCTGCTCGATCTGGTAGCGGTTGAGGATCGCATCCTTCAGCTTGCCAGCCAGGTCAAGTTGTTGCTCCGGCGTGATGCCCGCGGTATTGAACTGGCCCCACAGGTCAGAAATCTTCTGTTGGCTTCTCGCTTCCTGCTCGGCCTGCATCTGCTGCATGTCGGCCAGCAGCTGCGCCTTGGCCGTAGCCTGGTCCGCCGTCAGGCTCGTCATGCTGTCGTAGGCGTTATACGCCGACTGCTTCTGGTCGAAAATCGCCTTGTCGATCGTATCGAACAGGTCCGCCGCATTGTTTTTCACGTCGAGCCAGCGCTTGGCCCAATCGGTCATGGTCGTCGGGTCGGTCTTGTAATCGGTGCTGGTGATCGCGTGGCGCAGCTCGGCAAGCTGTGCGATGACGGTGCCGGACGCATCCGCCGCATCGGCAAACGCGCCGGCCAGGCTCATTAACTGGCCGTACAGCTTCTGACCAGAATCCGTGGTCAGATCGATCGAATTGACCAGCGCAACAAAGCCCTTTTCCGAGGTCGGCATTTCGACGCCGAGGTTCTTGAACTGCGCGGTCAGCATGTCGATCTTCATGCGCTGCTGGTCCGCCGCGCTGAAGAACTTCGATGTGTAGGCGTCCATGCCCGACGTCAGGTTTTGCAGGCTGCCCGCGCCGTCGACCATCTTTTGCGTCAGGCCGGCGTAGTTCAGGCCCATCGAGAACATCTCGCTGCGGATCTTCAACAAGTCGCGGTAGGCGTTGACCAGGTCGTCGACCGAACCGGTCATGTGCTCGATGATGTCGCCAACGCCGTTGAGCTTCTGCGTCCAGGTGCCGCCGCCGTCCCACCGCGGATTGAATTGCGGCGTCGACTCCTTGTTCGTGATCGCTTCCCGGACCGATTCGGCGCCGATGTCGGAGGCGGTCTTGTTCTGGATATTTTCCAGGCTCGTCGCCTGCAGGCCGAATTCCTGCAACGCATTCTTCGCCTGCTCCAGGCCGGTCGACACGCGCACCAGCGTCGTCAGGTAGGATTCCCCGGCGCGCTGGAACGCGTCCAGTCCCGGCACCAGGTCATGCGCGATCCTGTCTCCCGCCTGGCTCATCATCGCGTCGATCGCGTCCTGAACCTCCTTCTGGCTCATGCCCTTGAACGACGCCTGCGTCAGGCCCAGGCTGGCCAGGTCGATGTTTTGCAGCGCATCCTGCAGGTTGCCGCCGAACCGGCCGAGGGACTGCCCCGCGACCTGCGCGGTCTGCGCCACCTCACTGAGTGTGGACGTGAACGAGCGCAGCAAATCATCCGACAGGCTGCCGTACTTCGTGACGTTCTCGATGTCGTGCGACAGCCCCCACCAGGACGAGGTGTCGGTCTGCACCTGCATGTAGCTATTGGCCTTCATGCCCTGCGCGATCGCATCGGCAAGGGTCTGCTGGCCAAAGACGATGCCGGAATCCTGCAGGCTCGTGCGGGTGATCGAAAAGCCCATGCCGCCATTGACCGACCCGAGGCCCAGGCCGGCAGTGTCAGCCATCGTGCCGCGCACGCCAGCCGCGTTCGACACCAGGACAGCCAGGTTGCCGATGTTGTCCTTGATCGACTGCAGGTGCGCCGTCATCAGCTGCGTGTAACGCAGCGCGATGTTGCTGTTGTTCTTGACGATCTCCAGCGACTTGTCGATGGAGTCGGATTTTTGTAACTCCCAATCGTAGTAGCCGATGGCGGTGTTATCGCCGCTTCTCCCTTGCGCCTGGGTGCCGTTGCGGTCCTGCAGGTCCTTGGCCGGGTCGCGCGCGGGCGCGTCGCTGCTGCCGCTGCCCATCACGGCAAAGCCGAGCGCGGCCATCGTGGCAGCCATCAAGGCCATGCGCACCCAGGCGGAGTAGGGGTCGCCCTGCGCCTGGTTCGCGACTCCCGCCACGGCGGCGGCCTGGCCCTGCGCCATGCTTGCGCCAACCAGGGTTGGCGTGACCGCGACGGCAGAGGCGGCCTTGGCCTGGTCCCCGGCGACGGCGGCGGTCGTCTCCGCCGTGGCGAAGAAGGTCTTCTTGACGTACGACTCCAGCGCCAGGCCGATCTCGAACAGGCGGAACGCCTGCTCCGCCTTCTGCAGCACGGCGTAGCCCTTGCTCTTGGTATCGAAGAAGCCCTTGGCGGCGCCGACCATCGTCGCGTAATTGTTGATCTGCGCCTGCGCGCTGGCCTTCGACAGCTCGTCGAGCTTCTTCTGCCGCTCGGCATCGTCCAGGTTCGGGTCGTCCTTGACCTTCTGCACCCGGGCGTCGATGTTTTCCTTTTCCTTGGTGTAAGAGATATACGCCGAGATCATGCCGCCAGCGGCCTTGCCGCCCGCGCCGAAGGCTTCCGTCAGCGATTTTTCAATCGCCTTGCCGGCCTGCTGCCACAGCTCGATCGTCTTGTCGGCTTCCTTGGCCAGCTCCCGGCTCATCTGGTTCGCCTGCGCCAGCAGCTTCGGATCGCCAAGCTCTTTCGCGGTGGCCCGGGCCTGTTCCGCCAGCGCCTGCAGCGCCGGCACGGATTGCCTGCGGATGTTTTCCGCTTCCTGCGCGACCGCCAGCAGCGAGAACGCATCGCCCTTGGCCGCTTTCGGGGCCAGGTCGTCGATGCTGTTCTGCATGTCCGTCTTCTTGCTGCTGAAGCTGTCGACGGTCTCGGTAAACGAGTTCTTCAGCACGCCGTGGGCAATTTCTTCCTGGATGCTGGCGCGGCGGTCTTCCAGGGACTTGCGCTGCTGGCTGGTCAGCTTCAGTTCCGGGTTGTTCAAGTCCCGCTCGATCTTGTCGATCGTCTTGCCATACTTCGCCTGCATCTCCAGCAGGTAGGCGTCGACCAGGTGGCCCTGCATGCGCAGCGTTTCCGCCTTGTGCGCCAGGGTCTCGTCATCGAACTTCCGGGTCATTGCCGCCATTTCGGCGTCATATTTTTCTGAAGCCTCGGCACCTTGCTGCTTCGCCAGCTTCAGCGCCTCGACCTGCGCCTGCATGTCCTTCTTATGGTCCGGGTATTCGGAATAGACGCTGTACATGTCGGCGGCGGCCTGCGCATGTCCGGTGGCTTTCGTCACGGACAGCTCGCGCTGCTTCGCCAGCAGCTCGGCGTCACCCATCTCCCCGGCCTTGTTCCTGGCCTTGGCCTGCTCCTCCTGCTTTTTCAGGCTGTCGTCCAGGCGCTGGCGCGCGCCCTCGATCTCCTTGATGCGCGCCTGCATCTCGTCGCTGATTGCCTTCTTGTCCAGCTTCTCGAAGTTCTGCAGCACGCCCTGCACATGGCGGTAGGCATTGTCGTATTCCTGCTGGATCTGCTGCAGGTCCGCCGCGCCGGTCGCCTCGCGCGTGCGCTGCTTCAGGGCTTCTACCTGCGGCAGCATGCCGTGCGTGGCGGCATTACCGTTGCGCTCGTACTGCACGCCGCCGCCGCCCATCTGGTGCTCCAGCGCGACCAGGTCGCGCATCAGCTTGAGCTGCTGGTTCAGGTTGCGGCCTTCGGAATCCTGCGCGGAAATTTCCTGCAGCTTGTCGGAGACGCCCGCGAGTTTGGCGCGGGTATCCTCGATGGTCCGGTTCAGGCTCTGCATCTCGGCGCGTTTCTCGCGCAGCGCGTTGATGTCGCGGATGTCGACGGTCTGCCCGACCTTCGCATCCACGGTCTTGCTGGACAGCTTGTCAATCTCGGACTGCAGCGACGCCTTCTGGCCTTGCAAGTCCTTCAGATGCTGCTGCTGCCGCTCCTGCTCGGACTGGATCGTCTTCTGCTGTGCGTCGCCGCCAATGCCGAACTCATCGCGCAGGCTCGTCTGCAGCAGTTCATTCCTCTGCTTCAGCCGATCGATTTCGCGGTCCAGGAAGGTCAAGGTCGTGTTGATCGAGTTCTGGACCTTCTGCTCGGCCAGCTCGGCTTTATCCGCACCGCCCGTCCACAGCTCGTATAGGGTCGTCAGTGCAGCGATCGCCAGGCCAATCCAGCCGGCCGCCGCGGTCAGGCCGCGCAACACGGCGGCCAGGCGGCCGATGCCGGTGGCGGCAAGCGCCGCGCTCGCGGTCAGCGTCGTCTGGCCGGCTGCCATCGCCTGTTGCGCGGCGGCCGCTTCGATCGAGCGCAGCTTCAGCACTTCCAGCCCGGAGGTGAACCCGGAAATTACCCGTGCGCCGGCATAGATACCGAGCACCCACAGGATCGTCTTGCCGTGCTCGACCATGAGCAAGGTGAGTTGCGACGCACCGCGTGCCAGGTTGTCGATCAGGTCGATGAACTGCTGGCTGCGCGCGCCCTCGGCCAGCGCATCAACCACCTGGCGGATGGCCGGCGCGGCGGATTCGAATGCCTTGGCGAACGAGCCTTCGAAGGCGTTCGACATGCGCTTGAGCGAACCCGTCGTCGTGTCTTCGAGCACGGAGACCGCCTGCGTCATGAAGCCGGTCGCATGCTTGGCATCGTCCAGCGCCTTCATGTACGCGCCCATGTCGGAAGTGATCGCGGAGATCGTCTTCGCACCGCGCTGGTCGGTGATCGTTCCCAGGAAGTTCTGCTTGCCGGACTCGTTCAGCGTCGACAGCTTCAGCGCAAGGTCCTTCAGTAGCTCGGTGTAGTTCTTTAGCTGGCCGTTCGGGTCGCGCGTCTCGATGCCGAGCCGCTGCAGGGCTTCCTTGGCCTTATCGCTCGGCTCATACAGGCCCTTCAGCGCATTCGTCAGCGACGTGCCGGCTGCGGTGCCTTCGATGTTTCTCTTGGCCAGCACGCCGATGGAGGCGGCCGTTTCCTCGATCGAGACCTTGAACATGTCGCCCACGGTCGACGCTTGCTTCATCGCCTCGGTCATGCCCGCGACGCTGGTGTTGGTCGTGGCTGCGACCTTCGCGAAAATGTCGCCTACCCGGTCGATGTCACCGATGGCAAGGTTGAAGGCGTTCATCACGCCGGTTGCCGCCAGCGCCGCCTGGCCAACGCTCATCTCGCCCACGACTGCCAGGTTCATGACGGTGGGTAGCGCCAGCAGCGCCTGGTGCGCGTCCAGGCCGGCTTGCGACAGGGCGCGCATGCCGTTGGCCGCATCCTTCAGGCCGACGATGGATCCTTCGGAAATCTTGATGAAGCGGTCGAAGTCGACGGGCTCCTCGCCCAACGCCTTGACGAACTGCAGCTGGTATTCGACCTCCTTGCCGACGTTGTACACCGCGCGCAGGGTGCCGGTCAGCGCCGCGCCCGCGACCAGCGGCGCCATCGAGCCCCAGGTCACCCACAGCATCTGCAGGCCGCCCGCCAGGCCCCGCGTAAGCGAGTGGACTTCCTTCATCGCGTCGCCGTATTCCTTCATCGCGAGGGAGGCTTCGCGGTTGGCGGCGGAAACGCGGCCGGTGGCGCCGGCCAGCGTATTCTGCTGCGCGGCGGCGGCCGTGGCCGCGGCCAGCAGTGCTTCATGCCCGGCGATGTCGGCCGGGTTGGCCCGGGCTGCCGCCATCGAGCCGTATTTCTCCTCGACGTGCTGCGGCGTGACGCCCGGCTGCTGCGAGAACGTGTAGGCGGTCTTCAGCAAGTCCAGCTGCCGCTGCAGCCGCTGGACATCCGAGTGCGCCGCGTCCGCCAGGAAGGCGGTGTTCTTGCCGGCGTCGCGCAGGGCGGCGGCCAACTGCTCGGCCTGGGTCTTGGCGGCGGCCAGCTGCTGCTCCATGCTGCGGATGCCCGCAGGATTGGCCATCCCCTCGACCAGCGTGCCGTACTGCGCCTTGACCATGTCGTCGGACACGCCGCTCAGGCGGTAGGCCATCGCCTCCTTGGCTAGTTGCAGCTGGCGTTCCTGCGTGGCGATCAGCGCGCGGGCATCCTTGAGCGCCAGCGAGTTCTGTTCGCGGCGCTGCACCTCGGCCATCAGCATTTCCTGCGCGGTCGCTTTCGCCTGCGCCTGTCGCTCCAGCTCCGCGCGCTGCATGTCCTGCGCGGTCGCGCGCCCTTCGGCGGCGCGCTCCAGGTCGGCGCGCAGCATGTCCTGCGCCGTCGCCATACCCTGGGCGCGGCGTTCCAGGTCGGCGCGCAGCATTTCCTGCGCAGTGGCGCGGCCCTCGGCGGCGCGCTCCGCCTCCGCGCGCTGCATCTCCTGCGCGGTGACCTTCGCCTGCGCCTGGCGCTCGGTCTCCGCCCGCAGCATGTCCTGGTAGGTGCGGTTGGCTTCGCTGCGGCGGTCCAGCTCCGCCTTGACCATCAACCAGCCGGTCTGCTTTGCCTCCGCCTGGCGCTCGACCTCCGCGCGCTGCATTTCCTGGCCGGTCTGCCGCGCCTGCGCCTGACGGTCCAGTTCGGCGCGCAGCATTTCCTGCGACGTGCTGCGGCCCTGGCGGCGGCGCTCCTCCTCGGCGGCGGCCCACTCGTTGCGCATGGCCACAAGGTTTTGCCGCTGCATCGCCGCATCCATCTCCTGCCGCGACGGCCCCATTGCGGAGGCGGTCGCCTCCTCGGGAGACAGGCGGTAAGAGATCGAGAAGCTGTTGCCGAGATTTTGCCGGTAGGAAGCCGCGATGCGGCGCGAGGTTTCTTCCTCGGTACTGACGCGCCGGTTGGCGGCGTCCTGGGTCGCGCGCACCTGCTGCTCGAGGCTGGCGGTGAGGGAACGGGTTTGCTCGGCATTGGCGCGCGTGACCGCCTGCGTGGCGCCAGTCGACGCCTCCTGCTGCGCACGCGCCGCGCCGGACAGCGCCGTTTGCAAGCCCTGGTTGGCCCGGGTCAGTTCGTCGACCAGCGTGCGCAGGCCGCGCATCTCGCTCTGCGCCCGGTTCAGGTCTGCCGACAGCCGCTCGATGGCGGAGGCGGAGGCGGCCGCACCCTGCGACAGCGCATCGGTGCTCGTCCGCGCCGCCGAGAATTCGTTCATCTCGGTCTTCAGCGACGCGAACGCTTCGCGCAACTCCTTCAGGTGCGTCAGGGCGTCCTGCGAGCTTACGCCAAGGGCAATGTTCGAGACGGCGTCAGACATGATGGCGGATGGTCAACGGGGATAGGTCGATATTATCACCAGGCAATTCTTCCCGGTAGGAAACAAAATCCCACTCAGTGGGAATCCCCACTAAGTGGGACTTTTGATCGCCTGCGCCATCTTCTCGCGCACGTTCTCCAGCCACAGCGCATCGAGGGCGGTGATGGCTTCGAGGTAGGTGTCGATCTCGTCCTCGTCGTCGATGCGCTTCAAGCGCAGGTACGACTCGATTTCCGAGATCGCGATCGGTTGCGGCCCGGTCTGGTCGGATTGCCGCTGGCCAGACAGCAAGTGGAACGCCTTCTTGCAGTCCAGGCAGTCAGCGCGCAGCAGGGGGCGGTTCAGCAAGGCCAGGGGCGTCTTGCCGCTGGCCTTCTTGATCTCCAGCAGGGATTTGACCGAGCTGCCCCACTGCATTTCCCAGGTCAGGACGCTGCGGAGTTTCCCACCTTCTCGTCGATGGCGTCGGCGCGGAATTTCTCGCGATCGTCGGCCAGCTTGCTGATGAAGGCGCGGAAGTCCGGGTGCATCAGCACCTTGACCGCGTTTTCCTTCGAATAGGCGAGTTTTTCACCCTTGTAGCCGATGTCGCCTTCCCATCCGAGCAGGATGGTCTCGGCCATGATCTCGGCCATCAGCTTGTCGGACAGCTCGTCGGCGGCGTCGTCCTTCAGCTCCAGCTGCACCTGGTGCTTCTTGAATTTTTCGGCCAGCAGCTTGCCGTAACGCTTGTTGCCCGAGCGGGCGATGATGAACACGACGCCCTGGTACGGGACCCGCACGCCGTTGAGTTCGGCTTGGGCATCGGTGGCAAATTGGGAAAAGAGATCGAGCATGAAAGTTCTCCTAGTCAAGGTATCTGGATAAGCACTGCGTCTTCGTCAAAGACCGCGCAATCTTACCTCCAGGCAAAAACCCTGTCGAGAAAAACAGAGGCCGCCCGGAGGCGGCCTCTTGGGCAGCGGCAACAGCCGCCTCGATCAGCCCGCGGCGACCTTGGTGATCTGGATCGTGTTGCCGGACACGGAATCCATCAGCGCAGTGAACGGCAGATCCAGCATCACGTCCTGATCTTTTTGTCCAGCGGCAACTTTCGCATCGCCGTATTTGACGTGCGGCAGCAGGATCGTGTAGCCGTTGCCCGCGCCGTCCTGGCTGGTGAACTCCAGCGAGGTCGAGGTGTTGTTCAGGAATTTGTCGTAGAGCGTACCGTCCGACAAATACACCGAGATGTTGCCGGTGACCTTGATCGTGCCGGCGCCGATCGACACCGCGCCCAGGGTGCCGATCGCGTCGCGGGCGCGCAGGCTGTTGTCGATCGACAGGTCCAGCGACTTGATGAAGGTGCCGGCCAGCGCCGCGCCACCTTCCTTGATGCCGGTCACGCCGGACACGCCATTCATCACGTCGAAGGTCTGCGACGCGATCGGGGAGCCCGGCAGTTGGGTCGCGCCGGCACGCACCGCATCCTTGCCCATGAAGTCGAACGAGCCGCCCGTGATCGAACCGGACTGCCATTTCATCGACATCTTCGACAGCGTCATGCCGCGGAAGGCAAAGAACTGGTTCACGTCGTTCAGTGCGCGCTCGATGGTGAACGAGCGTTGGGTCACGCCGTTGACCAGCACGTTGCCGGCCCAGGTGCCGAACAGCACGGCTTCGAGGAAGTCGTCGAATTCCGCATACGACAGCTCGTAGTTCACGGCGCCGGAGGCCGATGCCGAGGTCAGCACCAGGTCGGTGGTCTGGCGGTCGGCGCGGATCTCGGCGGATTCGGTCTTCGACAGCGAGAAGGCCAGCGACTCGCCGGTCATGCGCAGGTTTTTCGGGTTGCCCGCAGCCGGGATCACGCCGAAGTCGGTTTCCTTGATGTAGCGCAGCTGCGCCAGTGCAGTCGTTGCGAGTGGGGTGGTAGCCATGTGGTCCTCGTCGGGTTATGCGTTGGAATCTGCAAAGAAGGGAACGAGGAGCGTGGCGCTGTGCCAGCCGTTTTGTTCCGCGGTTCTACCCGGCGTGGGAACCTGGACGTGAAGCCCGCCCAACACCTGAAATTTGAATAGCTCGGTCAGCGCATCCATCAGCACCAGCCGCTCGCGCAAGCCCGTACCGGACTTGCTCATAAGAATTATCCGCATGCTACCATGCGTGCGATGAAATGGGGATTCCCCCAAGCAAGATTGTACTGCCCCGTAAAACGTGAAGCTGACGTTCAGGAACGGGCTGGTGACATGGTCCAGGTCGATCTCGCCTGCATTGTCATAGACGACCGTCATGGCATGCTGTGCGACGAAATCGTCTTCGAGCTTCGCCACGAGCGCGTCGCGCATCTGTGTCATATTCACGTCAATCCTCCCGTCAGCTGCTGTGCGCGGCTTTTATCAATCGTGCCGTAGCGGATCTGCAGGTGCTGCAGCGCGTGGAACACCGGCTCGCCCGCGTTGCCATCCCTGAACTTGATCAGGTTGTTCTCGATCATCCAGGCGTAATCCTGGTCGTGCGCGGCAGCATTCGTGATCCAGATCGTTTGCCCGAGCTGGAAGCCGTCGAGCCGGCCGGCGTTGTGCGCCAGCGCATACGAGATCGCCGGGGCATCGCCGGCAATGAACGGGTCTTTCGAAGGAAACGCCTTGTCGTCCCCGAACAGCAGCGGCTGAAACGACACATCCTTTTCCCCGATGCTGATGTTCCAGTTCGCGGCGAAGTCGCCGCTGTACTGCGGCGAGTTTTCCAGCAGCACGGCCAGCGCCTCTCTCGCCATGCCCTTGGCCACGGCGACGATTTCCGCCTCGACGGCGGCCAGCCAGTCGTCCATCTGCCGGAACACCTGCGCTTTATTCTTGATCTCAAGCATGGCGGATATGCAAGCCCCAACAGTCTCCCTCGTCGGCCACCTCGATGACGCGGAAGGGCAGGCCCTCGGCGGTGACGGTATCTCCCGCCTTCGGGGTCAGCGCCGCCTTCAGGATGACCAGTTTTACATCGCCCGGCTGGTACGTGGCGGAGGCATCCGAGAAGTAGCGGAAGTGGCTCTGCCAGCGGATGAACAGGGCCTTGATCGTGGACGCCGATGTCGTCCGGACATCCGTCTTCGGGTTGTAGGTCACCGTGTTGTAGGCCGCGTCGACCAGCACGTTGCCGGGCAGCTCGTCGGCAATCGACACCAGCACGCCGCCCGCCGCGTCATACGCGGCGCGGTGGATATACCAGCGGTTTTTTACGCGCGCCAGCGTGTATTTGCCGAGCAGGGCCGACTCGGTCGCGCCGAAGAACAGGTTGAATTCCCCGGTCATGGCCGAGGACTCCTGTGAATCCCGCCACTCCTTTACCCACAGCAGCGAAGCCCACAGCGTGGTCAGGGGCGCGCCGGCCAGCACGTCGGCAAAGGTGCCGACCGCCGCGCTGTCGTCGGCACGATGCACGATGTATTTGTTGCGCAGCACCCGGCCGCGGTGGGTGTCGGCCGACATCGTGCCAATCAGCCAGACCTGGTCGCCCAGGGTGACGGTGCGCCGCGGCGGGATCTCGGTGTCGGGCGCGGTGATCAGGATGCGGCGCTCGGTCACGAGCGAGTCGCGCATCGTGTCCGGGTAGGGCTCGAGGCGGCCGGCAAACGCGCCGTCGCCGCCGTAGGCATCGAGGAACTGGTCGTCGTTGAAATACGACGCCGCATCGTAGAGGGTCATCATGTGCCGGTCACCGGGTCGGACGACGGCGACGAGATCGCCAGCCAGGTGCGCGGCGGCGCGTCGGGTGGCGTGATCAGGGTATTGAAGGCGGCGATGAGTCGCTGCCGGTTCAGCGCAAAGCCCTCCTCGACCTTGAGGATGGTGTCGGCATACGGGTTGGCGGCGAAGCGGCCGAGCAAGGTCTTGCTATCCGAAATTTCCTTCGGCGCGAACATCGGCAAGGACGTCGTCAGCAGCTTGGCGACGGAATAGGCGGCGAAGGTGCGCGCGGTCATGTAGAACCGGGCTTCCTCCGCCGTGCGGTCCGCCTCCTGGGTTTCATCGACCGCCAGGTAGCGCGCCGGGATCGCGGCGGCGATGTCCTGCAAGTCCAGCAGCAAGCCGTTCGAATACACCTCCAGGCCGATCGTCGCGTCCGCGACTTCCTTGGCGTTGACGCCCAACAGCGAGCGCACGTTGTCGTAGTCGGTGTAATCGAGCAGGTCCATGCGTTACTCCACGCGCGCGAGCTTCTTGTGCTGCAGTTGGTGCTTGACCCATCCGGTCTCGACGGAGACCTTCGGCTCGTTGGTGAAGGCGATACCCGAGGCCGGGTCGATCATCGGGCCGCCGTGGACGGCAATGAACTTGCCCTCCTTGGCAGGCGCTTCGGCCGCGGGCGCGGCTTTCGCTGCCGGCTTGGCGGCGGGCTTGGCGGCGGGGGCGGCAGCGGCTGCGCCATCGGCAGGCACCTCGACGTTCTTTTCAATTTCTGGCATGGGATTCCCACTGAGTGTGAAGTTGGTAAAAAGGGAGCCGCAGAGGGCTCCCTTTTCGTCTCTGCGTTACCCGGGCCGCATTACAGGGTCAGGGTCAGTACCTCGAAGGCTTCGTCAAACAACCTGTAGGCGATGTCGCCCACGTCGAAGCGCATCTGCGTCGAGCGGCGCATCACCAGCGCTTCGATCGCTTCGTAGGTCGCGGTCAGCGAGGTCACGCGGTGGATGCCATAGCGCTGGTCGATACCCATGATCGTGCCAGCCGGCCAGTTCGGGTCGGTCGACAGGAAGATTTTCACTTCCGGCTCCCACGACGGGTTCAGCACCTGGCCGATCGTGTCGATGCGCGGGCTGGTCGGGTTGTCCTGGGTGATGACCGGGCGACCCTGGCGGTTCTCGATGGCCATCGCGCCGTCGAGGTCGGTGATGACGTGGGTGATCTTGCGCTTCAGGGCATTGCGCGCGAGCCACTTGATCCAGGCAGTCTGCGTCAGCTTGCCGGCATCGGTGATGCTCGCATCCAGGTCCTTGGCCTTGACGACCTTGTCGGTGATGGTCGACAGCGCGACGTCACCGATGTCCGGGTCGCCGTTGAGCAAGGCGAGGATGTGCTGGTTCGCGCGCTCGTTGCGCTCGACCATCGCCTGGCGCGCGAGCGACAGGCCGACGATGTCGAAGGAAGTCGCCTTCATCGCCTGCTCGGAAATCTCCAGGCCGAGCGAGCGCACCGGGATCTTGCGCATCACGTCATGCGCGGTGATCGCCAGCATCGTGTTCGGCATGGCCAGCTGCGTGACCGCCATGCTGCGAGCGCCTTCCGGGCGGCTGAAGTTCAGCACCGGACGCTCGAAGCGGTCGTTGTTGATCGAGTCGTCGATCGCGACCAGCGTGTCGAAGGTGGCGGCGGCCTGGGTGTAGTCCGGCACCAGCTTGTCTTCGATGGCGGTCAGGTAGGCCGAGGGGAACAGAATGCGCGACGCCGGGACGCCTTCCTTCAGGATCGTGCCGGCCGCCTGCGGCGAGCCGTTCATGATCTCGTGCATGGACGCCGGACGCACGCCGGTATCCTTGTTCGGCTTCAGGAAGATGCCCTCGGAAGCGCACAGCTGCTCGAACGCCTTCGGCTGGCCGGCTGCGGTCGGGTACTGGCGGTTCAGGTACTGCGGCAGGGTCAAGCCCTGGTCGTGCGCGGTGCGGTACATGCCAACTTCGAGTTGGACTTGCTGTACCTGGCCGTTTGCGTCGATGAATGCTGGCATGGTAATAGGCTCCTGTGGATGTGGGGGATCGCCGGGATTAGCCGTCGACGCGTTCGATGACACCGACCGAGCCGGCCGCGCCGGTCCCGGACAGGATCGACACGACGCGCCAGGCGAAGGCAGCGAAAGCTTGGCTGGTGGCCTTGCGCACGCGCGGACCGGCTTCGGTGAGCGCAGTGTTCAGCGCAACCGGGGTGCCGGCCACGACGTAGTCGCCCACGGCGATGTTGCCGGTGCCGTCCGCCTGGATGCCGTCGAACACGACGGTCTTGCGGTCTTCGGTCTGGACGCCGCCCGTCGAGTAGCCATCGGAGGTGGCGGTGTCGACCGAGGTGATGAAACCCTCGATGCGATCGCCCACGGCGCAGAAGTCGTAGCGGGAATCGCCCGCCAGCTTCACGGCCTTGTTGACATCCTTGTCATTGAGCAGGTATTGGGCACCGGCACCACCGCCCAGGCGGGCGGTGATCACGTCTGCGCCAAGCAGCTCGGTCATTTGAAACTTTGCCATGAGAATGCTCCTTGATTATTTGGAAGGTTGCATGACCGCGCCGAGGCGCTGCAGCGTGACATCGGAGGCTGCAGGTGTCGGCTTCTCGGTCACCGTGGCGCTGACTGCCGCGACCCCGCCGACCTTGAATTTGGACTGGAACGTGTCCTTGATGCTGGCGTGCTCGGCCAGCAGCTGCGTCGCGCTCATCGCGCTGAAGTCCGCTGCCGTGCCGCCCAGGGCCACGCGCATGTTGTTGACCGAGGCCGCGGCAATCGCCAGCAAGCCGGACAGCGCGCTCTCGCCATCGGCGGCGCGCGACTTCAGGCCGGCGATCTCGACGTTGGCCGCCAGCAGGGCCGTGTCCTTTTCCTTGACCTGCGCCTGCAGGAAGCTGACCACGTCGGCTTGCGCAGCCGGCGCGGCAGCAGGCGCAGGCGCAGCAGCCGGTGCCGCTGCCGGAGCAGAGGCTTGGGTGGTGTCGGCCGGAGCGGAGGCGGAGGCCGGTGCAGCGCCATCTGCCGGCGCAGCCGGGTCGGTATTGGCAGGAGCCGCGGCCTGCGCCGGCGCCGAAGACGCTTGGGCGGCAGCCCCGCCTGCGGCCAGGGCCGCGATGTCGGCCTCAGTCAGAGCTTTAGGCATGGAAGTATTTCCTGTAGTCAATATGCTTCGATTTTGAGAAAGAGATTGAGCTTTGTCAATCTCCGTTTGCACCTTTGAGATGAGGCCGTCAAAGGAGGTGATGCCATCGACCAACCCCGCCTCCACCGCTTGCTGGCCGTAAAACTCCCGGCCCTGGGCGGCTTTCTTGTCGAAAGCGTCATAGGGCATGCCGCGCGCGTCGGCCGCGTGCTGCACGAATACGGTGTACAGGGCGTCAAGGCCGTCCTGCAGCTGTTGTTTTGCCGCCTCCGTCAGCGGCTCGTTGCTGTTGGCCAGCGCCTTGTATTTGCCGGCGCGCAGCACGGTCGGCGTGATGCCGATCTTTTCCATCAGCTTGCTCTGCTCCATGTGCGTGGCGATCACGCCAATGGAGCCGACCGCGGCCACGTTCGAGGCGTAGACCTCGCGTGCGGAGGCGCCGATCCAGTAGGCCGCGCTCATCATCGCGGAATCGGTGAAGGAATAGACCGGCTTGATCTGGTTGTCAATGGTCTGGATCAGCGAGGACAGATCCGCCAGCCCGGCGACCGCGCCGCCTCCGGAGGAGATGTCGAGCACGATGGCGCGCACGTCCGGCATCGTTGCCGCGGCGATCAGCGCCTCGCGGATCGATTCATACGAGGCGACGTTTTCATACTTGTGCCACCACTGCGCCTTGTTCACCAGCGAGCCATTGACCGAGACGACGCCGACGCCGCCCTGGATATCCAGGCCCGGAGGCAGCGGATCGGCCTCGGCATTCGCGTCCGCCTGCGGGTGGCCCGCGGGCAGCGCGCCGGGAGGCAACTCGGAAATGGCCGTTGCCGATTGAATGTAGGCGTGCAGGGACGCTTCCGTCCCGGCCCACATCACATCCTGGAGCACAAACTGTTTCGGCATAGTGACCTCTGAGTGACCTCTGAAATTTCCGGCATTATTGCATGGAGGAATTATGTGTGTCAGGAAATTCTCAATGCTTGGTCGGCGCCGCCTGTTGCGGATTCGCCTTCTTGTTCTGACCTTTTACGCCCGCGCTGTCGGCTTTTATCGCCTTGTTGGCGGCGCTGCCGGCGTTGGAGGTGGGATCGGTCGCCTCTGCCGGCCCCGCGCTCTTGAATTGGGTCCCACTTAGTGGGACGTAGCCTTTCGGCGGTAATCTCCCGGTCAGCTGCAGGCTCGCTTCCTCGTCGGTGAGCAAGCCGAGCGACAGCAGCTCGAGGATGCGGGCCTGCTTGACCGAGCGGAACGACTCCAGCTCCGACTCCGGGCGCAGGTCGATCGGGTCATAGGTGAACTCGGCCACCACGTCGTAGCCGAGCAGGCGCACGGCCAGCGTGAAAATCCGGGAATAGAATTCGTCGAGCTTCTTCGTGATCGCGCCGCTGACCGCTTTCGCGAACAGCATCGTCTCGGTGGAAGCGACGTTCTGGCTGCCGCTGCCCATGCCGAGCACGGCCGGCATGGTTTTCGCGCCAGAGGCCATCTTCGCGTTGGCCATGTCCTGGATGAACGTGTATTCGTGCGACAGCGACTGGTTGCCGTTGTTCATCAGCTGGATGCCGAGCATGTCGAAATACACCAGCGCATCCTCCGGCTGCAGGCCGTTGATCATTGCCTGGATATTGGCGACGACCTCGTTCTGGTACGCGATCAGCTTCACCGGGTCGTTGACGATGTCCTGCGGCACGGACTTGCGGAACTTGTCCTCGTCCAGGGTCACCGTCAGCCGCGGGTGGACGGCGCGCTTCATCACGCGCTGCACGTCGTTGACGAAATTCTCCGAGAACTGGACCGCCTTGATCGCGGATTCCATTGGCGAGGACGGGTACGCATCGATCAGCGCCTGGTCCAGCGCGACATAGAAAATCGTCGGCGCATCGAGCACCGTGTGCGAGCCGCCGATGTACTGCACCGGCACCAGGTAGCCATCCTTGTCTGGCTGCTGCCGCATGTTGTACACGGAGATCGGCTGGATGCGCGAGGGCAGGTAGCTCTTGTCCAGCACGAGCTCTCCGCACATCGCGCCCTCGTACAGCAAGTCCTTGGCCAGCGATTCCGACAGGCTGCGCAAGGAGGCCACGCCATTGAACCCCTGCGTGTAATCCGGCAGCACATCGAAGCGCGCGATGATCTGCTGCAGCGCCTGGGTCGCCTCCGGGTTAAAACTGCCGTCCGGATTTTTCGCGACAGCGACATAGCCGTTCGGGATGCCCACGCGCAGGTACGAGAAGATGGCCGAGGAGAACTCGGGCGACATGTAGCCCATCGCCCGCAGCGTCTTGCTCGTGCTGCCGGCGCCGGCAAAGGTCGGCACGGTGTCCGTGTTCGCCAGCTGCCGGTCCGTCACCGGCATCGGCGTCTGCGGCGGCTTGGCCGTCAGCAGGTAAGAGGGCAGCGCCTGACGCTTGCTGCGCACCTTCGGCGCAGGGTCAGTCGGGATGGCGGTGGCGGCGGAGATGCCCCAGGAGGACAGCAAGCTCTTGATCATGGCGAAAGTTTCCTGTACGGAATTTTCGCCATGCTATCACTATTGCCCTGCCGTAACCTTGAATTTGCTGATCAGCGACGGCAGCGCAAGGGTGTTACCGGCCACGCCGAGGATCTGGCTGGCGATGTAGGCATACAGCATGCTGTGGTGGTAATGGTCATTGCCATCGGTCTTCGCCCACACGAATACCAGCTCGTCGTTGACGAACTCGCGCACCCGTTTTTGCGAGGTCATCTGTTGGATCCAAAGGTCATCCTCCGAGCCAGCGACGACCTTGAATTGCCCGGCGCGCAGCATCAGCATGATCAGGTCGAACACCTTGTCGCGCGCGATATTCGCCTGCCGCAATTCCTGCTTGCCCTTTTCCTTGTCTTCTTCCTGGTCTTTGATTCGATACAGGTCGATGCCCTTGGTGCGCACATACACGCCGGCAAATACGCTGCGGTCGTATTGCTGCATGCGATAGACCGTTTCGGTATACGGGCCGTGGTCGACGACGCAAATGCGGATTCGCCATTGTCGCGACAATTCCTGCCGGCGCTCGAATACCTGGAATAGCGGGATTCTCTCGCGGTGAACCACGACGTATTGATTGTCGGGCAAACAGGCGAGGATCGTGCAATGGCAGACATTGCCCATATCCAGGCCCATGACATACGAAAACGCCCCGGTCGCGCCGAAATCGGAGACCAGGCAATTGCGCAATTCCTCGGCCGTCAGCGTCGATTCCTTGTCTTCGAGCGGCATGCCCAGGCGCTGGTTATGGAAATCCTGCACGCGCGCATAGTCGACCGACGCCTTTACGAGCGCCGACGCTTTAATGATATTCGGGCAGGAAAATGGCGACACGCGGAATCCGGCTGCGACATAAGCATCATTCGGGTTTTCGCAGACCCAGGTGCGGTTCGGTTCCGACAAATCCGCAGGTTTGCCGCAGCCCGGGCAGGCGACATAGGCTTGCTGCCAGAGGAAGACGGGGTCGCTGAAAGTGGCCTTGACGATGTCGCCAATCTCGCCTTTGAACTTCGGAATTTTAACGTCCCGAAAATAATCAGGCTCAAACCAGTGATTGCAATGCACACACTTGCACATGTGGACATGGCGGCGCGATTGTTTATAGCGCGCGTCGATACCATATCCCGGCACCGAGGGCGTGGACAAATAAACCTTGTACGCATAGGGCGAATGGATCAAGCGGGATTCGAATAGCGTCAATACGTCCTGGTTCGAATTATCGACCTCGTCGCCAATGAGCATATCGGCCGGCACCGAAATCGCCTGGGAATCGACTTGCGCCCCTTTCAGGTACAAATAGGATTCCCCGAATTTCTTGATCAGCGTATTGTCGATTTCCTTGGAAACGGCCTCCGACAAATACGGCGACGAATCGATCACCGGATCGATCCGGGTTTTCATGAAATTCGCTGCAGCAAGTGCCGAAGGCAGCGTGTAAATCGTGGAAAAGCCGTCGATCAAATTACCCATTGCCAGGGCCATGCGCGCGGACATTTCGGAAATGCCCATTTGCGCGCTTTTGATGATGACCTTTTCCGCGGATTTATCTTCCAGGATGAATTGCTGGTATTCGTGGTCCTTGAAAGAAAACGGCGCGCTGCGCAGGAATGTGTTTTCGGTAATGAATTGACAGATCGTGTCGCGTGAATGCGCCGACAGCGAGCTGCGCAGGCGTGCCACATGCCGCTGGAACACCGGGTCATTGAGCATCGGGTTGCGGTGGATGACCTCTACGGTCCCACTAAGTGTGGCCTCCGTCATCGACCTCACTCCAGGCCGTAACGGCTCACCACGTCTTCCCGGAATGCGGCGTGGCGCGCGGCGATGGCGGCGCGCTGCGCGGCGTAGCGCCGCTCGCTGGCGCGCTGCAGCCATACCAGGCCCGGGATGCTGATCGGGAATAGGGCAAGTACCAGCAGCGACAGGGCTGCCACGAACAGGAAATAGCCCTGCGCCTTGACGCCCTCCCAGGCATCGCCTCCGACCTCGCTGCGGAATGGCGAGACGGCGACGTCTCTGATGATCTGACAACTCTCCCTGATGAAGCTCATGTTCTTCTGACTCCGGCATCGATTTCGGCGCACAGCAGGGCCAGCGCCAACACGCCCGCTTCGCCGCGGTCTTCCACCACGGCGATCAGGGTCTCGTAAATTTCGTGGACTTCCCGCTGCGCCTCGTGTTCGAGGGCGTCGAATTCCTCGTTGACCTTCTTCAGCGCAGCCGCCTCCGGCGAGACCTCGTAATAGCCGTCATGCACCAGCGGGTCCGTGCATTCGCGCTTGATGGCGTTATCCATGATTGCCCTCTCGGTGTTGGAGATCATCTGCGGCCAGAGACAGGGCGATCATACCGAGGTCCCCGTGACTTTGCACCAGGGCAATAAAGGACTGTTGGAGAATGGCGATGACCCGCTGCGATGCCGGGTCCATCTGGTTGACGATGATGAGGGCTTCGGTGCGCGCGTCAGCCATGCTCGGATTCGATGGCGGCCAGTTTGGCGAAGGCAAGGGTCAGGGCCATCCGGCCAAAGATGCCGTGGGATTCGACGACGCCGGCAATGATCCGGGTAACCTCATGCACCTCGGCCTGGTCGTCGCTGGACACGCGCAACAGGCTTGCCATCATGCGCTCGTATTCGGTGCGCTGCGGGGTCTTGGACTTGGTCGCGCTCATGCCTGCTCCGCCTGGATCTTCGCGCCGGCCAGCGCGAGGGCGACGGTGCCGCGCTCGCCATTGGCTTTGACGATCTGCTCGATCTGCAGTGCCAGCTCGTTGACCGCGCCCTGCTCGGCCGGCTCCAGCTGCGAGACGATGCCGCAGATGAGCATGTAGTCGGTGAATTCCTGGGTGTCTTTCTTCATTTTCAGCCTTCGATCAGGTTGGCGTAATCCTCCATGAAGCGGTCGACGACGTCTTTCGGCAATCGCTTCATGTAGCGGATCATCAGGGTTTCGAGCGCCTTGAAGCGCTCGCTGTTGTGCAAGTCGTTCTGCATGCGGATGATGGCGCCGAGGGCGGAGAGGCAGGCGTTGACAGCGGCTGCCTTCTTTGAGGAATCCTCGTCTCCGGCGATCGTGTCAGCCTGCATCGCCTTGACCGTCTGGTACTGCACCGCGAGCTCGTCGGCCAGGTTCAGGCCACCCAGGGACAGCGGCGGCAGCAGGGAATCGATGCGGCTGCGCAGCGTCAGCAGCTCGGACGGGCTGTATAGCGAGAGGTCGATCTTCGGGGCTTCGGCTCCAGCCGGAGGCACGTAGTCAAGCGGCTTGACCTCGTCGGAGAACATGCGGGGAGGGGTTTTCATTCGGTGGCGTCCTGGGTCGCACTGAGTGGGACGCTCGGCGGAGACAGGTCGGGCAGCACGGCGGGCGGGTATTGCCTCTCATCCGTCTCCGACCTCTGCAGCTCGTGCATCATGTTGCGCATCGCGCGCAGGATGTAAGCCTGGAACGGCGCCGGCGCGGCCTGCGCGCCAGCGATTTCGAGTATCCGGGCATCGGAAAAGCCGCGGCGCGGCACGCGCTTGTACAGCGGCGTCACCGCGAGGATCGTTGGGTCATTCAGAGGCGCGTTGAATCTCAGGTCTCTGCCTCCGCCCATCGTCTCGATCAGGTAGCCCTCGGCTTTCATCGTTGAATCAGTCAACATGTCTCATCCTTAAAGTCGTTTCGCGCCGTTTCTTGTACTGGCAGGGGCTGCGATAGGCAAAAGTCGCGGATTGTAGCAGCGTTTTCGTCTATTCCTGTGCAAATTACCTTGCCGTACTACGTTGCATTTTCGACTTATTTTCCTTTTTGCAGCGCGACATACCGATACATTTGGCGCAAGCTGATGCCACACTGTATCGCCCCTTCTTGCGCGGAAACCTTGCGATTTACGACAAGAGACGCCATTTTTTCACACTTTTCTCTGTGTTTTGCATGAATTTCCGTTCGTTTTGCACGAATTTCCACGCTTTTCAATGGCTTGTCACATAGTTTCTGCCTGTTAATTGTGCGAATGGACACGTTGTATTGCGCTGCCAGTTGCCGTTTCGCCTCCGTTCGGGCCTTGCGGTTGGCATATTGCTTTACGGAATCGTCGTTTTCCATCACTTCAGGCTGTCGGTGTCGGTGTTGGAGCGCTGCCAGGCGACGATGTCGGAGGCGCCATTGAGGCTTTGCAGGTACGCCTCCGCCTCCGCCTGGCTTGGAAACAGCCGCACCGACTGCATTGGCAAGGGTAGGGCGCCATCCGGCAGCAGCGTCACGTTCGCCTGGTCCGGCGTGAACAGCCGCGTGATGACCGCCGGGTGCGTGTCCAGCCCGTTCGAGCGCATGCCCTTGACCATGACGGTGTCGCCGCGCTGCGCGGGCGGCGCGCATCGGCGCTGTGGCCGTTGCTGCAGGTCGTCCGGGAGGCGATCGCCCTTGACGGTGCGCGCGGGCGGTATTGGCGGAGGTGCGGGGATCCAGGTTTCCCTGCCTTTGACCCTTGTGAGGATCATGCCCGGTCGCGGCGGTTCGGGCGGTGGCGGATCGCAGCGCGTGATCATGCCGATGGGGCTCATCTGTACTTGCGGCGGCGGCAGAGGCGGGCGCGGCGGCATCTCCCGGCACATGTCCGCTCTCAGCAGGTCCATGAACCAGCTGTCGTCGCGCAGGATCGTAATGACGAAGATGACCAGGATGATGGCTAGGGCCAGCGTCGGCAGCCAGTCGCTGGCATCGAATGCGTCGAAGTAGGGGGCGAAGTTCATTGGTCGTTGTCCCGGTCAAGGTCGGAGGCATAGGCGGCCCAGGCGAGCCAGCACAGGCAGGCGATCAGCCACTCCAGCAGGTCGAAGCTGTCGAAACGGCTCATGGCGTTAGTACCTCGCGCCGCGCGGCGTCGGCTTGGGTGGCGGCAGCGGGCGGATGGTCTTGGACCATTGGCCTCTGGCGGCGGCCTCCTTCCGCTCCATTTCGCGTGACCAGGCTCGCAAGCGCGCATAGTCCTCGACCTTGCGCCGGAAGATCAGGTCCGCCAGTGAAAGCCGCCGTTTGTAGCGGCGCTCGTGCCAGGCAAGGGCGGCATAGCAGGCAATGGCGATGGCCGCGCTGATGGTGATATGGATGAGGGCGGGGGTGAGGTCGCGCATGGTCGACGGCGTTGGCGGGAATTAGGGCGATGGCCAGTAAAAGACAGGCCAGGGCGGTACGGACGCCTGCAGTAGCAGAGGCGCCATCCAGAGCAACAACAGAGCGAGGGTTGGGTGCCACATTCTTGCCTCCGGGCATGTCTCAGAGGCCGAGCATGGTCTTGTTTCTAATCAATGTCAATTTATTGCCGGAAATTTTTCAAAAAATTTTTGAGGGGCCTGGGGCGCGCCGCCGTTAGTCCCATCGGCAAAGTCTAGGGCGTCACCCTGCCATCGTCCCCGCCGCCGCCATCCTCCCCGGCATGCGCGCCGCCACTGCCGCCGCCGCTGTCTCTGGCGCTGCCGCCGCTGTCGGCACTGCCGCCGCCGCTATACGCTGCCGCTGCCATCCGGCCTCGAGGTTTCCACCTGGCAATGTGCTCGGCGTCGGCGCTGGCAGTGGCGGCGGCGGCAGTGGCGGCGGCGCTGGCAGCATCCCTGCCGCTGCCATTGCCTATAGGCATGACATTGCTCCTGGGCAAGGTCAGCGGCGCTGGCTATTGTCTTTGCGGCAACAACTTAGATGGCTCATTAGTTGCCGGTGGACAATGGCGGGGTGGCTAAACTGTCTGATAAGCATTGATTTACAGACTGTCTTTTCGATTCTTGAGTGCAATTTCACCTGTATATACATACAGGAAAACGTCCCTGTTGAACGATCGGGCAGGCGGCAATATGTCGGCATGCACAGCGCGCCGCGCCGCCTATGCGCCTTCCTTGCGCCTCCTATGGGCATTCTTTATAGGCAACATTGTTAACTTTTGCCTGTCTTTTGTGTCTTTTCTTTGCCTGTGTGCATCTTTTATGACACATTTAGTTAACATTGTTGCTGCCTGTGGGCATCTATTCTGACACATTCTATTAACAATCTTCCTTGCGGCGCTGGCATGGCGGCGGCGCATGCTGCCTTATATATGGCGGCGCTACATGCCGCCTCCTACATGGCGCACGGCATGGCGGCACATGCTGTGCATTTGATCTCTGTCATACATACTAGGCATGTCGTCTTTCGATAAACCTTGCGTTCTATTCCTTGATGGCCTATGCTTGGCACTGTAGTAGATGGTTTGATGTAGTTGCAGTGTAGTAAGTTTCTCGGCAGTAAGCGCCGGCCCTTTACAGTAAATGGGCGGCGCGGCAGGCAGCGGCGCGCTGTGCGCCTTAACCTTCATCCATAGGAGCTAGTCATGAAAACCGCAAATATCGTCTCGCTGGAAAGCAACAAAGCACTTGCCGTCACGCATCAGCAAATCGTCTCTGCTGTGCAGGCACTGTGCGACACGGCACCGATTCTTGACGGCGCGAAAAAAACCGTCGATGCCGCAAAGAAAACCATCTCTGCGGCAGTCGAACAAAATTGCCGCGATGAAAACGGCGCGCTGCGCGACGCTATCACGCTGTGCGAACTGTTCGAGGTGCCGCGTTCCGTGTCGCGCCTTGCCATGATGCAAGCCTTGATGCGCGGCGATGGCGGCATCGCCCCGACAGACTGGCATGGCGCTTTCCTTGGGACAAGGGAAGGCTCGCTGGCAACGAATGCCGACAAAACCGCCGCGTATAACGCGATTGCCGTCGCCCGTTCTCGCATCGCGGCGCAGGATAAAAAGGCGGCGGAAGCGGCGGAGGCGGAAGAAAAAACGCGCATGGCAGAGCAGGTGCAGCGCGACGTTGCCGCCATCGTGCAGACCGTCTGTTCCTCCGGTTTCGATGCGCCGGAAGTGCTCGAAGCGGCAAGGGCGGCGGCAGGCGACGCCCTCCTCAGCGGCGGCGGCATCGCGGCGGCAAAGGCGGCGGCGGAAGGCGCGGCCAATGAGCAATCGCGGCGCATAGAAGCGGCGCGCAATGAAGCGGCGGCGCAAAAAAGGGCGCTGGAAACCGCCGAAGCGAACGCGGCGCTTGTGCTGACGTTGCGCGAAGAACTGGCCGCTGTGCGCGCCGATCTCGCGGCGGCGGAAGCGGCGCGCGATGCGGCGGCGGCGCGCGTCGCAGAGTTGGAAGCGGCAGGCAGCGCGCCGCAAGGCAAGCGCGGCAAGTAATCGCTTCAGCGCCTGCCGCAAGGCAGGCGGCATAAGTAAGGCGGCAGGCGTGAGCAATCACCCCTGCCGCTTTTCTTATGCTGGCAGCGCCATAGCGGCGCTATACGGCATTTTCGGCGCTGGCGCGGGCATTCTGCCGCGCTGGCATATTTGGCGGCGCTATGGGGCGATTTGGCGCGGCAGGCGGCGCAATAGGGCGGATTCTTTCCGCGCTTGTGCATGCTTGCCCGCGAACTTTCGCGCTATCGCGCCGCAATCGGCAGGCAGCGCGCCATTTACAGTAAATGCGCCGCCTGCCATCGCATAGGAGGCAGCAAATCATGGAAACGATCATTCATGCGGCGGGCAATCTCGCGCTTGCCGCCGCCGCTTGCGGCATCGCCCTCGGCGCGCTGGCTATCAACGTGCGCGACGCGATGCGCGCCGCCAAACAGCGCGGCCAGCGCCGCCATTTACAGTAAATGGGAGGCTGACATGACAAGCGAACAAAAGCGCCTTGGCGCGCTGGCAGATCAGTATGGCGAAGAACTGGAAGAGGCGCGGCGCATGCGCGCCGCTGGCATGTGCAGCGATGGCGATGTCAAGGAATGCGACAGACGCTACTGCGCCGCCATCAAGGCGTGTCTCGAATCTCACCGGCCGCGCCATTTACAGTAAATGCGAGTCCGCATCGGCAAGCCCCGCGCTTGCCAATGCCGATTCTTCGGCAGGATGAACCAATCGACCCGGTATCACCGATTCGGCCTCGCGCGGCGCGGCGGTGACATGAACGGGCGGTTCCTGCAGGGCCATGCGCAGATCAGGCGCGGCCCTGCGGCTTCGCGCACCAGCTGGTGGTGATGATCGCCCCTGGCGCGCGGATGAACCCATGATCTGACAATTTGATTATCAGGATAGGCCCGGGCAGCAGCATCGCCCGGGCCGATTCCGGCATCGAAGGATGCGGCGCGCAAGCGCCGGTCGTGAGATTCCGGTGACCCCTGGAGTAGAGCCGCGCAAGCGGACCCGGCCACTGCCTCAGGCGTAGCGATACGCGCGGGCGGCCGGCACTGGCAACGTGTGGGTTCGAGCGTTGTCAGCCCCTGCTCCATCAAGCGTTCTTGGCGGCCTCGAAGCTCTGAACGACTGTCACCTCAGCGACATTCGACGATGCGGCTCCCCGAGCGGCACACGGCTCTGCCGCCAGCACGGGAGCACAAGGACGAGGGGCGATTGCCGGGATGGCAAGCGTCCTGGAGCCTACCGTGGCGAGCGTCGGGAGACGCGCGCCAGTCCCACCGACACCGAAAGGTGTCTCCCCAGGGCGTTCTCCCGAGCGCCCTGCGCAGACAGCCCATTTCACCAGTTATTCCCGACACTTATTCCCGCCAAGCTCGTGCTATGGAAAAACTACCCAAGTATGAGCAAATGGCACGACCATTCTGCACTCGGTACTTGGCATAGCACTCTGACAACGAAATCGGCCCTACCGCAAGCATGGTTATTGTCTTGTCACACTGCCATCGAAATTGCCAGATTCACAAGCGCAAGGTCGACCGATTTCAAATATAACAACATTTATAAGTCAAGGATTCATAAGGATTAAATTTTTTTCTTATAAATGACATTCAAGTATAAACAAATGTTGAGAATTTTTTTAGCCGGCATATTTTTGTGATCCAAGTTTGATCAATTCAAAAATCCTTCGAAAATATTTTCTCAACATTTGCTCATACTTGCGGGACAAGCCATTTTCGGCCGTATAATGCCAAGCCGGAATGCCAAGCCTTATCCGCCTAGTCCTTTACTGTAAATGGAGATTTCATGGAAACCGTCCAACCGGCCGACCTTGCCGACCTCGATTACCCGCCGCCATCGGCACCGCGCGGCTCCTCGAACCATCCGCTGTACCGGGAATGGAAAAAGATGATCGACGGCTGCGCCGACCCGAAATCGAAGCACTGGAGCGCCCTGGGCGCCAAGGGTGCGTTCGTGATGCGGCGCTGGTTCGATTTCCATGCCTTCGTCGAGGACATGTACCCGGCCTGGGACGATGACGAATCCAAGCCGATGCGCTTTCGCCGCATCTATCTCGGGCGCAAGAACCTGAAAGTCGGCTTCAACCCGACCAATGCCGTATGGGTAACCCGTGCCGAGGCCAAATCGGTGCAGGCGAAAACGATCCTGGTCAAGACGCCGTTCAACAATGGGCAGCTGATGACGCTGCGGCAGCTGGCGCAATACCTGGAGGCGCACCAAGGCGAGGATCTGCCCGAGGGCTACGGCCCCTACACCTTGCGCGTGCGCGAGTGGAGCGACGAGGCCGATGCCCTGGTCACGACCGAGATCGAAGTCACGACGATCTCCGCGGTGAATTTCCACGAGCTGCGCCGCCGCCACCAACGCGGCCAGGATCTTCTGAGGCCGACAAGGCCCTACGGAGAGACGGACGAGATCATCGCCCAACACCACTTGTCACAATTGGAGGCTGACCGGCAGAGGCGGCAGAAGGCGGCAGAGGCGTTGGGCATGACGCTGGCCGAGTACGATGCCAAGCACTATGCCGATGGCAGCCGCAAGGAATTCATGTTCTCCAACAGTTAATGCAAACTGAAAAGTTAATGTACTAATAGTTTGAATTACGCCAAACATGTTGAGAGGAGGTAATGTAGGACAAAACCCGACAAAATCACTCGACCATCCTAAAATCCATAGCGATACGCGAAAATCTCCGACTATAATCAATACCAAACGGTAATTCGATGTCGAAGCAGGGATGTTTGTGATAGTGCCATTTCGCAACTGTAAGTTACCAGTCGGAAGCACCCATTTACCGTAAATGGGCTTAATTAAACCCTAACGTTTAGGAGAAAGAGACTATGAAAACGAAAACGCAAGCTTTAACCGACACCGTACTCGGCATCTTCCAGGGCATGCAAATCGACATGGACGCGGAGCGCCGCGTGCGTATCGGAGACCTGGTCTGCGCCCTCTACCATGAGCGCATCACGCATCCGGAGTTCATGCGCTGCCTGAGGCAGGAATCGATTCCTCTGAATGGCCCCAAGATGGACCTCAATTTCGGCCTCAATTCCATCAGCCCGAACAGCTACGAATTCCAGCTGCGCAGCGTCTTCTCCGCCTATGCCTCCCCGTATGACAAGACCGGCCTGCCGGCCCTGGACCTGATCGAGGCCAAAGTCATCTCCGACATCATCCGCCTGAACCGGGACCACAATGCCCTGGTCGAAGCTCCGTATGTCGCGCCACTCGAACCCTTGAGCGAGGCGGCGGAGGCGGAGTTGGCGGAGATCGAAGCGGCGGAGCTGGCCGATGCCGGCGCCGAAGCGCCACAGTTTTGCCCGGATGCTGACAAAGGCTTGACGACAGCCTGAACTCAGTCTGACCTCACCCTCCCACACTGAGTGGGAGCCCACCTCTCCAACTGTTGGAGTCCATCATGCAAACCCAAATCAGCTTTGGCATCGCTTCCGAGTCCTATCACGCTGGCGTTTCCGAGGACGGCACCCCGTTCTATGGAGAAGCCTATTTCGTCGTTGCCGAGCACGCCGATGGCCGACGCTGGTCGCATCCGTCCTATTTCAAGGGCGTGCAGGTGCGGCGCAGCGAGGAGGGCCATCCGCTGTTCCGCGACCGGAGGCGCGAGGCGAGGGGCCTGGCCGAGAACACGCTGGAGATCGTCCGGGAGGTGTTCGAGTTGAGCCGGGGAGATATGTCTTTCTTTGCCCGCATGGGCTGGACGCAGCAACCGTGCGCCTATGGCTCGACCTGCTACTCGTGGGAAGACGAGGCCGAGCGCATGGATCAGGACGAAAGGAGCTCTCATGGATGCCTTTGACATCCTGGTGGCGATCGCCACCGGCCAGGCGCACGACACGGTCAAGCAGATTCACGACTGGTTCGCCGCCTTCTCATTCCAGGGCTGGACCGCCGCCTATGTTGCTATCGGAGGTGCGGTCTGCTGGCTCGTCGCAAAGTTGTGAGGTGGATCCAACTGTTCATCGGGATGGAGGCGGAGTCCGTTTTCATCCTGTCCCTGTTTGCCGGCCTGGTTGTGATGGCCCTTGCCGGCTTGCTGCTCGCCACCGCCATCGCCAAAGGAAATGACTATGGAAAAGAAGAATATGCCCGGCGTCCCGCTTCCGGTGCTGCTGGACCCTGCCTCCAGCGAAATGCTGGAAACCCTGGTCCACATCAAGGGCGGCTTGGGCAAGGCGATAAAAGTCGAGGACATGCCGCCGCGGCTGCGCGATTCACTCGAGAAGGCGATCGCGCAATCGCTCGGCGTGTCCCCGGCGTCGAACCTGAAGCTGCTCGACATGGTGGATCTGTTGGGCGCGGCCAAGGCCAATACCGAGCCGGATAACGGCTGCGAGTGCCAGGGCTGCCAGCTGCGCCGCAGGATCGAGGCCGGGACGATCTCCGACACCGAAGCCCTGCTCGAACTGGCCAACCTGATGGCGGCCAAGCAGGACCAGGTGAAATTCGGGAACATGATCGAGCACACGATCACCGAGATCGACGAGGCCGGGCGCCAGAAGCAGTTGTTCCACCGCTTTAATGCCGACTTCGTTTCCGAGGAAGCGATCGACGACCTGGAAAAGCGCATGGCCCAGGCAGTCGGCGGCAAGGATCAAAACGTCTGGCAAACCGTCTGCAACGACCCGATGGTGATGGAAGCCAAGATCGAGCGCGACGGCAAGCCGGTGCGCATCGTCGTCGAACAGAAGTTCCACCAGGTGCGCATCAAGTAGTCCCTATCCACCCATTTACTGTAAATGGAGACCCACATGAAACACCTCGTCACGTTCCCGATCAAGAACATCATCGACCCGGCCTCGATTCCTGAGTCCGACCCTGTGCGCCGCAACCTGCGCGTGCTACTGGCCATCGCCAAGGCGGCAGATGTCGAGCGTTTCAACCTGGCCGATTTCGCCTACGGCGGTGTCGATGAAAAGCACACGGAAGACGGAAGGCCGACTGGCGAGTTCGAGCCCGCCTGCGGGACCATGTTCTGCCTGGCCGGCACCGCCGCGCTGTATGACTATTTTCAGCAGCAGGGCATCTACATCGAGGCCAGCTCCGGCCGGCACCGCGGCGGGCGCTTCGCCCTTTTCGAGGCCAACTACGGCATGGACGCCACCCTGAACCGCATCTTCGGCGGCACCGACCATGACAACGCGCCGTTTTCAATGCGCGACCTTGCCTTCGACCGCCTGTTCTCGACCTATGGCGAGGGCCGCTATGACGCCGAGCTGATCGCGTATCACGGCCTGCCGCTGCAGGGCCACGAGACCAATGCCGACCACAAGGCGCTGGCCATTGCCAGGATCGAGCACGAGCTGGATCGCACGTTCGGCGGCTGAGGAGAACGAGATGGAATCCCCATTCGATATGGAAGATGACTTCCAGCGCGTGCAAACGCCGTCCGTGGTCAGGATGGCCGAGGAAGTGCTGGCCATCTATGACGAGAACCAGTACCTGCGCCGTAGGGTGAAGGAGCTTGAGCATTACCAGACTGAATACATAGAACTGCTTAACAGCTCCATCGCCCACAGTCAGCAGATGATGGGGTCGATGCTGAAGGCGGCTCTCGACCCCGAGTCTGTTGTTATCAAGGGCTGGAAAGCCATCGAGCAGGAGCGCGCAGCAAAAACAATCCCGGGCTGACTACCCGCATTTACTGTAAATGGAGAAGTGTCATGAGCCTTGATTACGACTATTCCGCCGTCGAAGACAAGACGGCCATCCTCGACGATGCCGGAGGCGGCATGGTCACGCTGAAGCCGCACCTGGAGGCGGCGATTTGGGCGCTGCTGTCGGTGAGTATGACCGAGATCACCACGGCCAATCTGCACGAGGTCTATCAGCGCATCCACATGTACGAGCATGCCCGGGGCGCCATGCGCAAGCGCGTGGACGACAACGACCAGATCAAGCCGCAATACTTCACGGCGGCCGAGCTGAAGACCCTGGTCGGTTTGCGCACCAACGTCTCGACCAAGACCCGCGCGCAGTTCAATGCGTACCTGGTCAAGCTGCTGGCCGACGATGCGAAGTCGGATTGGGACAGGGAGCCGCTATGAAAACCCTTTACTGCATCGCCCTTGAGGGCAATGGGCCGACCGGCGTGGATTGGTACGACACCCGGGCGGACCGCGACGCCGCCGCAACGCATACCGGGGCCGAGGAGGAAATCTACTTCACCCTGGAGGTCGCAGACGGCCTCAATGATGACGAGATGACCGAGCTGGCCGATGACGCCGCCTGGGAAAAGGATTACGTGGCCGAAGGCTCGTGGAAGAACCCGGCATTCGCGGAGGTCGCGCCATGAAAACCGCCACCGTCCATTCCAGCCACGGCGACATCACGATCGACGCCCAAACCGGCGTCGTTATCAGCCACGGCAACAACACCGAGTATGCCGACATCGCGCGCTTCGACCTGGAGGAATACCGCGCCCAATACCCGGATGAGAAAGAGGTCCGCGGGTACGACATCCTCGACCTCGGCTACTTCCTCAAGGATGGCACCTATGAGGAGCCTGACCACCACTGGAGGCGAGACTGCGCGATCGAGCGCCAGATGGTCGCGGATGGCCAGGTTCAGGTGTGGAGGTGAGACATGGAAACCACCATCCGCTACACCTGCGGCGGCCGTGTGTTCGACACGTTCGCCGCGGCCAATAGCTATGCCGATTTCATGTTCCGACTCAGTGGGATCATCCTCGGCATCGAGCAGGTCGGAGGCAAGCCATGAACCGGGGCGTGTTCTATCTGATCACGCTTGCCGCCTGCGTGTTCGTCTCGGCACCGACACTGGTGCTGGACTGGATTCGCGGTCTGATCGGAGGCTGAAATGATCCGCCTACACTGCATCGCCCTCGAAGGGCATCACAAGGAGGCGATCTACTTCACCACGATAGAGGCCAGGCGCGCGGCTGCCGGTAAGACCGGGGCCGCGCGCGAGACCTACTTTTCCTTCTGCATCGACTACGGCACGACCAAGCGGCAAGCCCGGGAGCTTGCCTGCTTGCGTGCCAGGAATCGGGACTATGTCCCGGAAAGGATCTGACGTGGATATCTGGAACAAGACCGTGCGCCAGCTGCGCGACGCCGGGTATGTCGTTGTCATCTGGACCCCGGAGGAAGTCGGGGAGGCCGATGCTGGCCAGCTGGAGGACATTGCCATCGAGCGAGGCAATGAGTACCTGGCTGCCGATACGGAGGACGATCATGGCTGACCACCTCACCCTCGGCGGCTTGATCGAGCAGCTGCAGGACGTCGATCCGGCCAAGGAAATCCTGTTCGATTTCTGCTTCTTCATGCCCAAGCAGTTCCGCAGCTACCGCGGCTTCTACGAAGACCTGGCCCTCGGTTATGAGTCCTATGACCGAGGCCTGTCGATCTCCGCCCTCGACCTGTACAACCGCGCCAGCGACATGCTCGGCAAAACCATTACTGGCTACAAGGGCGGAGACTACCTGGTCGACCGCGACACCCGCCTGTGGGTTGCGAATTGGGGCGAGGCGACCGACACGGCGATTGTCGACGTGATCGAATCCGACACCAACATCGTCCTCGCCACCGCCTTCAAGGAGACCTGAGATGGGCGACCTGATGCTGTTGTTGCTGTGCCTGGCGTATGCGGCCGTGCTGATGCACCTGGGCCGGCGCGCGTGGGATCTGTGGAGGTCGCGGCCGAGCGCCGTGAAGGCGCGCTATGAAAAGAGAAGGAGGAAGTGATGCGCATCTATGGCTATGCGTATGACGCGCAAGGTGCGGTTCTGATGGACATGCAGATATTCGCATCGAGCTGGAGTGACGCCATGCTCCAGTTCGAGACCGAATACTGGAGGCAGCGCCGCTCCCTGAAGAAGCTCGCGCGCATCGAACTGAAGAATGCAGACGCCTGATATGGCGTGACGAGACGCCAAGAAGTGAAACCCTGACTAGGAGAAGACCATGAACACCGAACTGCAATTCCCGATCAAGACCTATGGCGAGATCGTGACGAAGCCCATCGCCACCATCATCGACCCGGCCATACTCAGTGTGAAAGACCCGATCCTGCGCAACCTGCACGTCGCGCTGGAAATCGCAAAGGCGGCGCCCGTGGAGAAGTTCAACCTCGCGTTTTTCACGAACGAGACCGGATGCGGCACGCTGTTTTGCCTGGCCGGCACCATTTCCCTGTACGACTATTTCCAGAAGCAGGGCATGTGGATCGAGAAAAGCGAATGCATCACGCACTTCGTGACGGCGGAGGATGTTGCGCCGCTCGACGAGAATGGGGATAAGAGGGAGGGCGCAATGGCTGCCCTGTTCGGCAAGGATGCCTACGATCGTCTGTTCTCGACCTATGGCGGCGGCACTCACGACCGGATGCTGATTGCGGATCACGGTCTTCCTCTGTCCAAGGGAACGTCTCACCTCGGATACCAGCATCACAAGGACCTTGCCATCGCCCGCCTCGAATATGCGATCGCGCAGCGCGAAGCTGAACTGAGTAATGGAGGCTGACATGGCAAATGGCGAATACATCATCCTGGGCCGGGTCAAGCAGGGCGCTGGCACTTATGCGGATGGCCAGACGCTGGTGATCCACAAGCATTCCTGGGACTGCGGCTGGTATTGGGGCTTCGGCTATATCGGCAATGCGCAGTGCCACTTCCACTTCGACACGCTGATCGGTAGGCACAAGGTCAAGGACCTGTTCGAGCACACCTTGATCTCGGACTCGGACTGGTGGGTGATCCGCGACCTGTACAAGCAGGCGTATGCGCTGAAGGAGGCGGCCGCCACGTACCAGCATGGCGGCCACCTGACGCACCGAGCCGGCGTCACCGACATCATCAAGGACAAGGAGGTGGCGGACCGCCTCAACAAGGATCTCGGCACGATCCTCGACAAGGCCTGGGCCTACCTGCAGATGGCGACGACGCGCCCGCTCGAAGTGCCGAGCCAGGCTTCCGACCCCGAACCAGAACCCATCGGCTGACCAAGCCATTTACCGTAAATGGAGACCCACATGACACCGATATACCCAACCGTGACCGACACCTTCGAGACGGCCGACAAGCGCGTGATCAAGATCGATGCGTGCTACCACGACATGCTGCTTGCGCTGTGCAACTCGAATGCCGACGTCACGGCCCACATGACGACCTTCCTCGAATGCCAGTACGGCGTGAACGTGATCGAGGCGATGGAGATCGTTGACTATTACGCCTCCAAGGGGCAACCCTTGTTCAAGGGCGAGGCCGATGCGCGCTGGTTCATTGCGCATTGGGCGGCGGAGGTCGAGCACTTCGACAAACGCATCGGTGATGTCATCCTGATGCCGCGTACCGAGGTGCGCGAATTCCTGGATGACTTCATGACCGGCGCGCGCCGCTTCCTGGCCGGTGAGGCGCTGTACCAGGCGCCGAAGGCGGAGGCTGAGATCAAACCCTTGCGCGTGCCGCCTGGAGAGGGCTGGATCACGATCTCTGACGATGCCACGATCAAGCCGGACCTCGATGACGGAATCCGATTCGAGGCGTTGTTCAGGGACGGCACCATCAGCGAATTTGCATCCGTCGACCACGTCGATTGGGAATGCAATCCGGAAGACCCTGGGCGCGTCGTCGCCTGGAGGTTCAGCCACAAGGGTTATATCTGTGCCGCGGATGCAGCGATGCCCGAGCCGGCGCCACAGATCGAGGTCAAGCCGGAGGCAGAGGTCGAGCCCGACACCGAGTACGGGCCGTGGATCAACGTGCCTGGCATGTACATGAAGTCCCCGGTATACGAGGGCAATCAGCTGATCGAGGTCCGGCTTGCCGATGGCACCGAGGTCTGCAACACCGCCAAGTCCTTCGTCTGGAACCTGCCTCCCGGGAACACCGGCCGCATCGTCGCGTACCGCATGGTGTGGCGCAATCCGAGCAAGGGTTGGATAGAGGTCGGAGACATCATTCGGTCCTGCCCAATCGGCGCTCCGCTCAACACCAGGAAGATCCAGGTCCGACTGAAAGACGGCACCGAGACCATGTCGCAATTGCCAGAAAGATGGTTGTGGGACGAGCCGCCTGGCGATCCTTGCCGCATCACCCACTACCGATTCGTGGAGTGAGCCATGAGCGCGACCATTGCCTGGGACGTGTACGTGCCGGTGCCGCCGCGGGTCTACCCGCGGCGCAAGACCGCAGGGGAAAAGCTGCTGACGACCGTGTATTTCACGCCGGCCTGCAGCCCGGATGACGTGCGCCGCAGCCTGATCCATCACGACGGCTTCCGCAGCGACATCCGCGTGAAACGCCGCAATTGAAATGCAACTATCCGGCGCTCCTTTGAGCGCCGACATCACAGATGCTTCGCATCCGAGGCGTCTGCCATGTCGGGTTGTCCGGCACTCCCACTGAGTGGGACTCACCTTTCGATCTGGAGGGCGTGCATGGCGGCAAAACAGCAGGTGTATCAGCAGCAGTTCAACCACAAGCTCGTGGGCAAGAGGGTGAAAGTCGCCACAACCTGTGGCGTCATCCTCGGCACCGTCGAGCGTGTGGTCCGGTCGGCAAGCTACGGCGAGCTGGCCAAGCTCGAAGGAAGAATCGAGTTATGGCGTGTCCGGGATTTGACGGTCCTGGCTTGATCAACAAAGGAGAAGTGACATGAAGATCGATTTCGATGCAGTGCAAGCAGCAAACGAAGCCAGGCGCGACGCCCTGGGCAACCTCGCCGCCTCGGTGAACCTGGTCCCGGACCTGATCGCGCATCTGCGCAATATCGTGGAAGACCTGGATTCCATCGCCACCGACTACGAGGCCGTCGTCAGCCAGCGCGCCGACCAGTTCCTGCCTCCCGATGCTCGCCTGGTCATGGCCAAGCTGCGCGACCACATCAGCCACATCGACGGCGTCATCGACGATTCCCTGTTCGGCCTGCAGAACCTGATTCCGGACCCGGACCGCCTGGTGTGGGACAAGACCCCGAAGATGCCCTCCGAGCTGGCCGATACCGATCGCGTGCGCGTCTGGTTCGAGGCCGGCGCGCACTTCGATGAGCAGGCCGACTTCGTGACCTGGGGCAGCGTCATCGCCTACAAGAAGCTGCCGCCCAAGACCGCTTGAACCATTTACCGTAAATGGAGATGACCATGACCAAGCAAGAAATTTTCGACAAGGTCTGCATTCACCTGTTCGCGCAAAAGGTCGCAGCCTGGGGCGAGCGCGGCGACGAGGGCATCGGCTGCTGCTACCGAGACGAGGCGGGCAACAAGTGCGCAGTCGGCGTGATGATCCCGGACTATGCCTACAGGGATGCATTCGAAGGCGTCGGCGCCTTCACCGTGATTTCGAAGTTGCGCCGCGACGGCGTCGACATGGACTGGATGCAGCATCCAAGGCTGATGTGCCAGCTGCAGGAAATCCACGACTCCCACATGCCACGCGAAGACGACGGCGCTTACGGCACCCGCATCCGCAATCTCCACGTCGTCGCGCAAGCCCTCAACGACCTGGCCCTGCAGCACGGCTTGCTGCTGCCTGCCATCACACGAACTTACCTTCCGGAGCCCAAGCAATGAACAGCATTACCTCGCCAACCCTGGACGTCGAACAGGCCGACCTCGCCGAATTCCTGACGAAGAACTCGCATGTGATTTTCTATGCGGACGTGAGCCGGGACCAGACCAGCCCGATGCTGGCCGCCATCGAAACCCTGCCGGCCGGCAGCCGCGTGCTCGGCATCACGCCGACGACGCTGCAGCACTTCTGGAGAAGGGACAAGGCCCGGGCGCATTCGGCGCCGCGCTACGTCAACCTGATGGCGCCGAAGCATGCCGTCGAAAAAAGCTACGCGATCCCGGCCCAGGACCTGCTCGTCGTCACTCACACGATGCTGTGGGCGGACAACGCCACTGCGCGTGGCCTGATCGAGCTGATGCAGCGATCGCACCGCGTCTGGATTCGGGCCTCGTCTCCGGTCAACTCGGACCTGTTGGGCGAGCTGTATTCGCGATTCGTGATGTACCACGCATAGGAGGCAATCATGCAAGCCAGATTCATCATGGACCTGCGCATCTTCGATGTGCAGGCGGTGTTTGATGTCGCGCTGGAACACGCCGTCGAGGTCGACGGGATGACGGAGACGGATGCCCGGGACCTGCTTGCGCCGGGCGGCGAGATCAGCGTGGAGGCGTGCCTGGTCATGGTCCTCGACCCGAGCACGATTTCCGGGGCTGAGATCGACATGTCCGACGTCGTCATACTTAGTGGGAGCGAGGAATGAAAACCTACCGCGTCTCCTGGCATATCGATGTCGAAGCCAACAACCCGCTCGAGGCGGCCACCGCGGCGCGCGCCGCGCAGCATCCGGCCACGCACGCCCTGGTGTTTAACGTCGTCGACGAGGTCGGCTGCATGACCCAGGTCGACCTGCTCGATAGCAGCATGAAACAGATGCCGAACGTGCATCGGCGCCTGGAGACCCTGGTGCGCCACCACCTTGAGCAAGTGAAAACCTTCAACCTCAAGTGCCGCAAGAACGAGCACACCGATACCGGCGAGGTGTGGGAACTGCTCAACGCCTTCAAGGACAAGGCGCACCGTGTCCTGCGGCATATCGCCAACCCTTAACCGCTAAGGAGAAGCACCATGTCCATCAAGACGATGGAAGTCAAAGAGGGCAGTACGACCATACCGACGATGGAGGTCGTGCTGCGTCCGTTTAACGCTTTCGAGATGATGCGCAGACTGGAGGAGATGGAATACATGTCCCTGGTCCCATCTGGAGAAGGCACGTCAGGCGAGTTCACGATCTGGATCGGTGACACGCCCACAGTGCATAAGCTGCACCTGTGCGACGACGGCACCTACACCGTCACGACCCACGTCGAGGTGTGACATGGCCCACTACCAAACCCTGTCCGAGCGCCTGACGCACAAGTATGTCGGCACCTGGCGCCATCTCGACGCATGGCGCGACGTGGCGCGGGTGAAAGTTCTGCAGCCGAAAAAGATCCACGCGGCCACCCGTTTCGCCATCGCCAACGGCCTGCGTCATGCGCGCGGCCTGGACCGCGCCATCGACCAGCTCGACCCGTCCGATGGTCCGACCTACGTCCACCGCGTGATTGCGCCGCGCGGCTGGAAGGACAAAGACCTGATGATTCGCGCGCTGCAAAGCGAGTTCTCGGCCTGGGGCTGCGATCACGAATATGACTGCTGCGGCTGTGCCAGCTACAGCGCCACCGCGCGCCACATCCGCGGTCGCGAGTACCGGGTAGAGATTCGAGTCAGCTTCAATTACTAGGAGGCCCACATGCCATACCTGACAACCGAAGTCGACGCCGAACTGTTCATCGAGCATGACGGCGTCAAGGTGTACCACACCTACAAGGATGACGAAATCGAGCAGGGCGTCAACTTCTGCTTCTACACCCTAGATCCGGTGCTGAACGGCGATGAGCGCGACGACATCGATGTGCGCGAGCTGGCCAAGGATCTCGGCATGCCCGAGCCGTACTTCCTCGATGACGAAGCGAAGAAGTCGGTGTTCATCGCCGCCATCAACGCAAAGCTGATCGGAGATGATCATGGGAACTGAAAACGCACCGGCACCGACACCGTGGGAAATCAGGACCGGGGGAACCTATTACTACCCACTGAGCATCGCAGGCGCCGATGGCAGGGAGGTTGCCTGTTTCCACACGTTCGACGACAAGCGGCGAGCCAATGTCGAATTCATCGTCAAGGCCGTCAACAACCACGAGGCCCTGGTCGCCGCCTTGACCTCCGCGCGCGGCGTGCTGGCCACGATCACGCCGGCCCTGGTTCCTCACATGAGGTTGAAGCAGGAAGAACTGCGCTGGATCGACATCCTGTTGGAGACACTGAAATGATGGTCGCCCAATTCCACAACAACGCCATCGCCGTCACGCTCCACGACGGCACCGAGCTGCTGTTTCACCACGACACGCCGGTCGCGGGCTACCGCCCGGAGCACGGCTACTTCAAGTCGCAGACCAGGCACAGCCGCACGACCTCGCGCGTGGTCGGCAAATACTTCGAGGATCGCGGGGCCGATCCGAAGAAGGAAGTCACCACCTTGCCCCAACCCGAGATCGAGTCGCTGGTCGATCGCCTTTAACCCGTTTACTGTAAATGGAGGCTCCCATGAGCGGAGACATCACGCTTGTCCAGTCCGCACTCCGGACCCTGGACATGACCCATATCGTCATCAGCAAGAACGAACTCGGCAAGAGATACCGCGATGCGATCGCGATCTCGCAGGGCGCCTGCAATCCGAGCGGCGTGGCCCGCTCGCTGGTCGCGGCCATCGACGAGTTCGCGAGATCGGCCGATTACCGCGGCACCGACTCCGTCTGCCAGGACACCGCGGTCCGCCTGATCTGCCACCAGCTGGCCTTCCTGCTCAACGTCGACGGCTTGAACAGCGGCGGTATCGCACCGTACACGAAGGCCGTCGAGGAAGTCGAGGCCAAGATCAGGGAGACCGATCATGGCTGAGACCTTTGCCCGTATTGAGTTCACCGGCAGCCTGCTGGACTTCGATGCCGTCGAGCTGCTTCCGATGCGATACATGAATGGCGCCCTGCTGCCCACTGACGAAGCCCAGGCCAACGCCTGGATGGTGGCGCTGCATTACCGCGGCGAAGTCGGCGGCATCGAATCGGTGGCCGACTTCAGCGACCACGACGCGGCGATGGAGCTGGCCGCATCGCTCGAGATCGTGCTGCACCTGGTGCAGCCGAAAGACAACGTGATCCCGACGTGCGGAGGCCGGCAATGACGCTGATCGATAACGAAGCGGCCAAGCTCTTGCCGCCGCTGTACTCGCAGGAGCGCATCCCGGACCCGCAATGCGTCGTCAAGCTGTTCTGTCCTTGGGCCATGGCAACGTGGTGGCTGACCGAGTACGACCCCGAGAAGCGCCTGGCCTTCGGCTTCTGCCTGCTGAATTACGCCGACGAGGCCGAGCTTGGCTATGTCTCGATCGACGAACTCGAGATGATCCGCGGACCCGGAGGCTTGACCATCGAGCGCGACCTGTACTGGTCTCCGATCCCGCTGTCCGAGGTGCAGCGCCAAGTCCGCGCAATGGGATGAGATCCCCACTAAGTGTGATTCCCAGGGCCTCGCCATTGAGGCCCGTTTCTAGCCGCCCACTGTGGGCTTAATTTCACTCGAAGGAGTAGCAAAATGGCTGAGAACATCACCCCGATCAAGACGTTCGAGGATTACCGGGTCTATGTCGACCGGGAGACCGATTACTTCTGGACCACGCACTGGTATCTGGAGACGCACAGGAGCCCGGTCGGCCATCCTTTCCGCGTCAAGCAAAGCCCGATGTGCAATTACCCTCCGGAGGGCGTCGCGCCCGAAGACCTTGATCGGTTCAAGGATTACTGCAATGCCGAGCCGAACGACCTCAACTGGTGGCTGTACCGCGAGGCGATGCGTTTCTGGCACGGCCACTACCAGCCGGTGTCGAATCTGATTTACGGCCTGCGCAACCTGCCGGAGAATGTCCGGCTGCGCTATGTGTACCACTTCGTCCACCTGTCGACCGACGACCCGACGATGATCGCGTACACGCCGAGCCACCAGTATGGGCTGGCCGATCGCCAAGTGAAAATGAAGCTAGGCCGCTACCTGCAGAAGTTCTATGCGGACGTGCTGACGCAGGAGCAGATCCGCGACATCGCCAATAACATCCACCAGGACGAGATCAAGTGGGCGGTCGGGCCGGAGGCGATCCGCGAGGTGTACGAGAACTGCGGCATCCAGTCCTGCATGGAAGGGGACGATTGCCGCGTCGATAACATGCACCCGGTCGAGGTCTACGGCTACCAGGAGGCGGACGGCTCGTACCGTCTTGGCCTTGCCTACCTCGGCTCGCCCAACGGCGCTTCCGCGCGCTGCCTGTGCGACATGAAGAACAAGGCCTTCGTGCGCTACTACGGCAACGATGGCGAGATCCTGGCTTCGCGCCTGAAGGACCTGGGCTACGAGAAGGTCGACGGATTCGGCGGCCTCGGCATCAAGCTGCAGTGCATCGACCTCGACTGCGGCGGCTGGCTGATGCCGTACCTCGACGGCTGCCACCAGAGAGTCGAGGGGCCGCTTTACGACTCGGCCACGCAGCGCGATTACTTCCTCTGGAGCGACACGGGCAAGGATGCGGCCAATGCCAACGGCATCATGGATGGTGACGACGATAACGATGACGACGACGAGCACTACAGCTACTGCGACTGCTGCGATTCCCGCGTCCATAACGATGACCTGAGCTATTCCGAGCACCATGATCATGACATCTGCAGCTACTGCAGGGACGAGCACTATGTTTATGCCTATTACGGCCAGCATGGCGATGAAACCTATGTCCGCATCGGCAGCGCCATCCAGGTCGGGGAGAACTGGTATCTGGACCGGCAGAGCGTGCTGGATTACCACGGCATCGTGCTCGACGTCGACGGCGATTACCAGGACAAGGACTACTGCACCGAGTTGTACGACGGCCGCTATGCCTCCGATGGCCACGACGACCTGGTCCAGCTGATCGATGACAAGGATGGCGATGAGCGGTGGGCCTTGTCTTCGGATAGCAGCGTGGTCGAACTGGTCGGAGGCGATTGGGCCTTGGACGACGATGAGGGCGTGGTCGAGCTCTATAACGGCGACTACGCCTTGGAGGAGGACTGCGTGCAGTGCGCCGACGAGAGTTGGATGCTCCTCAATGACACCGACTGCCGCATGCTCTACAACGGGGAATTCGCGCACGTTGCCGATACCGTCGAGCTGATCGACGGAAAGCTTGCGTGGGATCAAGACGAAGCTGTTGTCGATATGTCACCCGGGGGCTTTTATTGGTTCAAGGAAGCGGATATGATTCAGTGCCCGGACGGAACATGGGATTGGAGCCTATTCCACCCCGAACTTGTTCACGCTGCACGCATTGATGCAGTTGTCCCATTTACTGTAAATGAACCTGAACAAGAGGTGTGCGCATGAAAACCGCCGAAAAGAAGGGCGTGCTCAACACGAGCGCCCCGAAGTCCTCCAAGACATCCAAGACCTCCAAGCCCGACATCGAGGTCAAGACCACCAAGATCAGCAAGGCGCCGAACCCACTGCACACGGGGCTGCCCACGGCCTGGTTCAAGAAGGCCGAGCCGGAACCGCTGCCACCGCCGAAGGCGCAGGTCAAGTCTCTGCCGGAGGGCCTGGACGCGCGGCTGTTTGCCATGCTCGGCGTGAAGCGTCCGCACGATTCCGATGCCGAGCGGGCATGGTGCGAGAGGTATATCAAACCCTACAACCCGGCCATCTACGGGGACCGGCAGATCGCCGCTTATGTGATCACCGTGGGAGAGAATTCGAAAACGCTGTTCTCGGCCCACGTCGACACCGTCCACCGCAAGGAAGGGCCGCAGGTGCTGTCCTACGACCCGATCCTGAGGCACATCTTCAAGGAAGACGGCGAGCCCCTGGGCGCGGATGACGGGGCCGGCGTGTGGCTGCTGCTGGAGATGATCGACGCAGGCGTGCCAGGCACTTATGTCATCACCCGCGGCGAGGAGTGTGGGGGCATCGGCGCGTCCTGGATGGCCCAATACGAGCCCGACTTCCTGCGGCAGTTTAATCGGGCCATCGCGTTCGACCGCAAGGCGACCGATTCCATCATCTCGCACCAGGGCGGAGAGCCTTGCTGCTCGGATGAATTCGCGCTGGCCCTGGCCGACGCCCTGAATACGCTCAACTTCAATTTCTTTTACAGCCCGGACGATAGCGGCGTCTATACCGACACGAAGGAATACATCGAGTGCATCCCTGAATGCACGAACGTCTCGGTCGGCTACCAGAAGGAGCACACCGGCAGCGAAATGCTCGATGTCGGTCACCTGATGGCGCTGCGCGATGCCTGCATCTCTCTTGATTGGGAATCGCTTCCCACTAAGAGGGACCCGGCCGAGGCGCGGCAGTTCAGCCGCAGCATGTTCGATCTCGGCTATGGCGGATACATCGATCTCGATGACCCGGACGGCTTCATGACCAGGGAGGAAATGGTCCGATACGCACGTAACGATCCTGTTGGCTTCGTCAACGAGCTGCGCGAGTACCTGTACGGGGAAGACCCGCCGCGCAAAACCTATATTGGATAGCAATTATGTACACCGTCTCTTTCGGCCGCTGCGATGGCTCGGCCCACAAGTACATCGAATATCGATCTCGCATTCGTGCCTTGTTCTGTGCGAACTCGATGGCCTATGTGCTGTTTTACCAGCATCCGTTCCGGTCATCCGAGGCGCATGGGACAGTGCGTGCTGAACGGGACGGCTTCTATGTCGAATTCTCCGAGGAGAGAAAAGATGGACACCTTGATCACACCGTCAACCACGATCACTGATCGGTATGTGGTTGATGTCATGGACACCGCTTTCGAAGGCGGTATCAATTACTGGTGCGCCGGGGCACATCATCTGCTGGATGATGACAACAAGGTCGTTGGCTGGAAGATCATGCCAGACAGAGATAAGGCAGTCTCCGTCGACTATGACCAGATTCGCGCCGCCGTGCGCCAGCTGGCCAACGGCGAGGTCCAGGTCAACGACCAGATCCGGCAATGGATCCGCGACTCGATTGGTGACCAGGACAACATCGGCTGCTACATCGACGCCGACGCGGCTGACGTCATCGTGCAGGTCGCGTGCTTCGGGGAGATCGTGTATGGCTGACCTGATCCCACCGGACCCGAACCAGTGCCAGGCACTGATCCAGGAAGGCAGCTTCATGACGCTCGGACCGCGTCCCTGGGTACGCTGCACGAGCAAGCCGACCGTTATCGCCACCGAACGCAAGGCGGGAAGCGATGGCGAGCGCGGCAGCATGTCGCTGTGCGATTCGTGCAAGGGCGCCATGATCGAGAAGCTTGGTCACAGCTTTGCCGATTTCGCGCCAATCCCTATGTATGACGTCACCGTCTATGACGGCAAGTACCGCTATGTCATGCACCAGGATGGCAAGACTGAAGTGTTCCGCCACGGCGAGCCGTGGAACCGGGACGTGACCGGGGACGGGTTCGTGCTTGCACTGGTGCAGGAGGTCGACGAGCTGCGCAAGAAGGTGAAAGAGCTGGAAGCCAGGCTAAATCCTGGTGTTGTCGTGCCGTAGTAGGCCCATTGACGAGATGGGCATTCCTTTACTGTAAATGGAGAAGATCATGTCGAAGACGAAGCAATTGAAAGATACCGCCAACACCAGCCGCGTGCCGGGCTCCGGATCGTTCCGCGATTTCGAGCGCGGCAATGCCGACGTCGGCCGCGGCGAGCTGATGAAGGTGCCGCTGCACCGCATCGTCAAGCGCGAGGGTTTCAATCCGCGCGACCTATCGAAACCGGAGACGGTCGAGAAGATCGCCGCGATCAAGGAAGCCTACAAGAGCGGCCAGTATGTGCCGGCCATCGAGGTTCGCCTGGAGTCGAAGGAGAAGGTCTCCATCGTCAATGGCGAGTGCCGCTACACGGCAGCCTTGCAGGCCGATGCCGAGCTGAAGGCCGAAGGGCAGGAGGGCGTCGGCTTCCTGATGTGCGTGCCGTTCAAGGGCTCCGACGAGGATTGCCTGATGATGACGGTGACCTCGAACGCGGGCGAGAAGCTGACCGTGCTGGAACTGTCCGTCGTCGTGCGCCGCGCCATCGACACCCTCAATCTGCCGAAGACCCACATCGCCAAGAAGCTGTCCTGGTCGGCGTCGTACATCGACAAGCTCGAAGCGATCTCGAACCTGGCGCATCCGATCAAGGACCTGATCCGCGACGACAAGATCAGCGTGGATGTCGCGCTGGACGCCGTGAAAAAGCACGGCGCCGAAGGGGCGGTAGATGTGTTGCGTGACTACGTTACGCGCCTGGCTGAAACCGGCAAGCCGAAGGTGACGACGTCGATCGCCAAGCAGATGGCAGCCAATCCGGCTGCTGGCACCGATGGTGATCCGGCCGCCGTCGCCGCCGCGCAGCGCGAAGCCGCACCGAAGAAGAAGGTCAGCCCGAAGAAAGTCGTCGACATCGCCAAGGACATGGTGCATTTCCTGCCGGACCTGGAGTACAAGGTCGAGTCGATCAGCGACACCCGCAAGTATTCGGTCAAGGTGCCTGGCACCGTGCTGAAGCGCTTGCTGGAACTGCAGGCGATGCTCGGCACCGACGAGGACGAGGACGACGACGGCGACGGGCCGGCGCCGGAACAGGGAGAGGTTGCCAATGGCAACTGGCCGTTCAAGCCGAAGGGCGAAGACGGCAAGGCCGCCCCATGATTTTCCAGTGGCTATCCAACGCCCTGAATCGACGGAAGTTTCAGCGCCTGCATGCGGAATATGAGGCGCTGAAGCGGCGCGCGGAGGAGCAGGCGAAGGCGCCTCCGCGTAACCGCCGATTCGAGGACCAGTTGTCGGATGACGTGCCTCCACGGACCTCGCACGACGACTGGCTTTAACTCGACTATTGGACTATCTTGAGGTATCTATGGGCGACCGATAGTCGATCATCCACCATGCCGGGTTTGTCACTGACAATACCGCTCCAATTGGCAGTTCTTGGAGTCTCAGCATCACCACGCAGCCATTTCACAGGGAACTGTGCAGATTTTTTAATGAGGACCACCATGCTAGACCTTACCGACGAGACCAAAGACGTAGCCCAACCGCCGATGGCGAACCTGGCCTTGATGTACAAATTCATCGAGGAGCACTTACGCAGAGAGGAGCTATCTCTTGCCGCTCTGAGGCAGAAGGATGACATCTCCAGGACAGAGCGGACCAACTGGCAGGTGCGCGACATTTTAAAAGTGCTGGAGCGCCATAACGCCATCATCAAGAACGGCATGGGGCGTGAGGCGACCTACCGATGGAACCCAAGCGCGCCGCCTTTTCAACTAGGTAACCGCGCCAAGAAGGCTGCCGTCAGGGAGCCGGGGGAAGTTGCGATTTCAAGACCGCACATCGCTCCGGAAAAGATGGAGGTCGAATTCGCTGGCGTGGTCCTCACACTCGGTGTGAACCCCATTACCGGCCTGTTCCGCGTGATCGTGGATCAGAAGCCGCCAGGAGATTAAAGTGCCATGGACAAAGCTGAATAGCTCCAATGTGGTGGAGGCCGAACATGACGGCATCTCCACCCTGACCCTCACGTTCATCAAGGGCGGCAAGTACCGCTATGTGGGCGTGCCGTTAACCGTGTACGAAGACCTGACCCGGGCCGAGAGCCCGGGCCGCTTCGTGCATGCCAACATCGTGGACCGCTATGCCACGTTCAAACTGTAAGGAGAAGTGATGACGCAACCCTCAATGTTCGGCCTCGTCGCCGCCATGAACACCGCCTTCGGCAACCCGCAGGGAAATCCGGAGGCCATCGATTGGGACCGCCTCAGGAAGCAGGTCCAGTGCATTCCCGAGGAGGTCGAGGAAGCGCTGGAGGCCATCGAGCAGCGCGACCCGAAAAAGCTGCGCGATGCGCTGTGCGATGTCAACGTGTTCAGCCTCGGCGGCCACCACCTTGCCGGCTTCGATGCCGACAAGGATATGGAGCTCGTGGTGAGCGCGCTGATGTCGCGCCTGGTGATGAACCAGGACCAACTGAATCGCACTGCCGAGAAGTACCACGGCCTGGGCCTGGAGGTATATGCCGTGGGCCAGTTTCCGGCGATGGCTTTGAAGTCAGCCCGGGACCAGACTGGCAGCGATGGCAAGTTCTATCCGCAGCACAAGTTCCTGAAGTGCGTGGATTTCGTCGAACCCGTGTTCGATTAAATCCATGCGACAGCCCAGGCCCACACTTAGTGTGGGCCTTCTTTTTTGGAGTCAGCACCATGATTCATGTACGTGGAGAACTCTGCTGGTCGCCGCGGCCACCGGAGGATTACGGCAAGGGCAGCATAGGCTACGGCCCGAGCTGCCGCGGCGACATGCCGCTGTGGAACCTCGTCTACATCAGCTACCCGATGGTCGATCAGTACCTGGCGCCCGGCGCCAATGCGCTGCTGGTCACGCAGCGCATGCCGTTCGGCGCGCTCGGCCATGCGCTGGCTACGATGAAGGGCGACAACTGCAGGCGATTGTTTCCCGAGATGCGTGGCTGGCTGCAGGAGGATCCAACGACGTTCGTCGAACGCGTGTCCCGCATGGACGCCAAGCGGTTGTCCTACCTGCCGATGGTCGCGTTCAACCCGCGCTGGATAGAGACGGTCACGATGCGCGCGGCCGACATCGCCGCCGACATCGAAGCCAGGTCCTGGGCCGACACCCGCTCGGTCCTGGATGGCATATTGCGTCATGGAAAACAGCAGAAGGAGTAAGCCATGACACCGTGCGACATCGTTGCCTCCCGGTTCAAGTTGCCGTTCGAGCTGTACGGCTACCAGAAATCCGTCGTCAACGAGCTTGCGCTGTATCCGAAGTCCGGCCACTACCTGGCCGTGGGCGTGGGCAAGACCGCCACGTCCACGGTCAGCGCCCTGTTCAAGATCATCATGGGCGAGGCCGACCGCGTGATTGTTACCATGCCGCCGATCCTCTTGCGCGGCTGGTACAAGTGGCTGATGTCGATACCCGGCGTGACCGCGACGATCTACCGCGGCGAGCCGGCACAGCGCAGGAAGCTGAACTTCGAGGCGATGTTCACGCTGATGACGATCGAGATGTTCAAGCGCGACCAGGCCCGTATCCTGACCGAGACCAACCCGAACCGGACGGTCCTGATCGTCGACGAGGCGACCTCGATCAAGAACTACGCCAGCCAGAACTACAAGACGGTGCGCGACTACTCGATGGATGGCCACCTGATGCTGCTGACCGGCACGCCGCTGGCCAAGATCGAGGATGCGTATGCCTACATCAAGCTGATCGCGCCACAGATTTACCGCAATTTCAATATGTGGAGAAACATCCACATCACGAAGGAGGATTTTTTCGGGAAACCCGTCGAGTACGCGAACCTCGACTTGCTCGAACAGAACCTGCGCGTCCACTCGCGCCGGCTGCTGAAGGAAGACGTGCTGGCCGAGCTGCCGGAGATCGCGTATCAGCCGCTGTTCTACGACCTGGCCGACGACCACATGGCGCTGTATCGGCGCCTGGCCGAGGAGCAGATGCTGGAGCTGGAGGACGGCGGCAAGATCGATGCGACCCAGGAGACCCGGCTGTGGCACTGCATGCAGCAGATCATCCTGAACCACGCCTATTTCTCCGGCAACCCCAATGCGACCTCGGCCGGCTTCGAGCTGGTCGACCAGGTCCTCGATGAGCTGGCAGGCCAGAAGCTGATCGTGTTCACGAATTACCGGATGACCTCGGCGGCGATGCACGCGTATCTCACTAAGTGTGGCGCGGTCGCGGTCTACGGCGGTATATCCGCCAAGGAGCAGGAAAGAAATATCGTTAAGTTCATGGAAGACCCGGCATGCCAAGTGCTGGTTGCACAGGTGCAGAGTGCTGGCTACGGCTTGAACCTGCAAGACATGTGCGCAGACGTGCTGTTTATGGAAATGCCACTGACACCGATCCAGTTCGAGCAGGCAGTCGGCAGGGTTTATCGCAATGGCCAAAAGCGTAAAGTTCGTGTACGACTTGCCATTGCAAGTGGTACAATACAAGTTAACAGGCAAGAATCGCTCTTGAGAAAAGATGAGCAAGTTAATCGCGTCGTGCGAAATTACAAGGACATACGCAAGGCCCTCTATGGAGAATAAAAATGCTTTCCAGCAGGGAATCTTTGGTTTTAGAATCGGGGCTTCGGAGACACTTATTTGCGGAGAGAGCTTTGACCCAACTTCAGCCCCACCCTCTGAGCGAGGACGCCTCCTTGGCCGACCTCGTCTCTCGGATGATCTCTCCGGACCGCGAGGTCTATGAGACGTACAAGTCGCTGAAGGTCGAAGTCTCCTTCGCCAACCGCATTTTCATCGTCTACCAGCCCTCTGGCCTGACGAGAGACAAGCAGCATCGGCCTCCGGAGATCCTGACGCAGCTGAAGGTGCTCGGCTTCCGGGCCAACTCCAAGGATGGAGCGGAGGTTGACATCGAAGACCTCCAAACCCACGAGGTCATGACCCTCGACTACATCCCGAAGCGCTTGTTCGGCTTCGAGGTGTTCGCCTCGGTCGCGCCGCGCCAGCGATTGCAGTGGGACGGCACGATCATCGGCGGCGTCACCCGGCGCTCGCTGTCGTTCATGATCATGTTCAAATGCCGCTCGCGCGACGACTACTACAGCGCCGGCGCCACTTCCGTTGTCACGCCGGCCAAGTTCCGTGAGCTGTTTCCTCACGTCAGTCTCGACCTGCTCTCCTGCTAACCGTCCGTTGTGGACCTGAAACCCCGCATTTTGCGGTAGCGAACGATAAGGCTGAACAATGAGCACAACATGGTATTGCTATTACCAGCTGGAGCCGGAGTCTCGCTGGTTCCCGATCCTGGCCGAGCACCGCCAGCGCATCGTCAAGGAAAAGGGCTGCCCGTTCACGTCGGTCCTGGAGCTTGACCACCCGATCGATGAAAACACGACGCCCGAGGAAGTGGCGAAAACCCACTACCGCGGCCCGTTCTACCAGGACCTGGACAGCGACGACCCCGAGTTGGTCATCGTCCAGTTCAAGAAGCTGCTGCGCATGCTGCGCGACGAATACGACGTCGACCTGGAGCAGATCGCGCTGTATGCCACGGGCGGGCGCGGCTTTCACCTGGAATTCGCGCCCGAGATGTTTTGCAAGCCGAACCCGCGCGGGCAGTCGAACCTGCCGCTGATCTACCGGGAGATGGCGAACCAGCTGTATGTCGACACCGTCGACATGAACATCTACAGCGCGCGGCGCGGCCGCATGTGGCGCGAGCCGAATGTCCAGCGCACGAACGGCCGCTACAAGGTGCCGATCTCGGTGCAGGAAGCGATGGAGATGACGGTCGACAAGTACATCGCCATCACCTCGCAAAAGCGGCATGAGCGCTTCACCAAGGCGCCCGCGCTGAATTCGGCGCTGGCCGTACTGTATTCGTCGGCGGCATCGAAGCTGGCCAGCGCGGTCGAGTCGGCCAAGAAAAACCGTAACGCGGTCAACCTGCTGAAGGACTTCGGTGGAGAAATTCCCCCGTCGTTCAGGGCGGCGATGTCCGGCGAGGTCATCAACTCGTCCATCGGTTTCCAGAAGATCGCCACGCAACTGGCGATCACCGCCGCCGCCCTGACCAATGGCGACGGCACCGGCATGACGCGGGACCAGTTCCTGTTCGCCTGCGAGGGCCTGATCCACAACCATCAGGGCGACGGCAGCCGCTACAACACTCCGGCCAAGAGACGGCGGGAACTGTTGCGCATGTACGACTACATGCTCGGCAACCCCTGCTATTCGTATTCGCTCGGCGGCCTGAAATCGATCCTGGTCAAGGGGACCCGCACGCCGGACCTGGAGATGGGCAAGGCGGCGGTGAACGAAGCGGGCGAGTTCATCGAAGGCGAAGACGAGCAGGCGGCCGAAGCGCTGCCGTACTCGGTCACCCAGGGCTTGCGCATCTCGCGCCAGGGCATCTTCAAGAAAAGCGACGAGGGCGGCTATACGCAGGTGTCCGTGCTCGGCCTGGCCGACCCGAAACAGCTGGTCGATCTCAATACCGGCGAGGTACACGGCTATGAAGTGCAGGTCTACGTGGAGGGGAAGCCGACGGGGAAGGCGAAGCAGCTCGGCATGAATGCCTTCAAGAGCCGCAACGCCTTCGTTGAATTCACACTAAGTGCGGCGTCGTGTTCGGTGTCGCTGACGGATGCGCAAGTCGGAGCATTGGCGGACATCATGCGAAAGCAAACGGAAAAGGAAGCGCGGCAAGTCTACACAGTCCGAAGGGAGGGCATCGATGTCATAGCACTTCCGGATTCGCGCCTTGACGTGATTTGGGCCGACCAGTTCGGGGTGTCGTCGAACCACCAGGTGGCTTACCGCCTGAGCGGGAGTATGACAGAAAATCTATCGTTTCGCACTGACTTGCGCAATGCACCTGCACTTGTTGATTCGCCTCAAACTCGGCAATTCTTCGAGCAGATGTTCTCGATCAATAGCACGGAGACCATCGGTCGCATGTTTGGCTGGCTGTTGGCATCGTTTCTGTGCCAACCCATTCGCCAATTGTTCGGACAGTTTCCATTCCTTGCAATATACGGCCAGGCCGGCTCCGGCAAGTCGAAGACGATGCACCTGCTGACGCAGCTGCATTACTACCGCCAGGAGCCGCAATTCACGTCCGCGATGGATGCGACGCGCTTCACCTACGACGAGCTGGCGACCTGCTCCGGCTCGATTCCGTTCGTGCTGGAGGAATTCAAGCCGCGCGAGATGAAGAAGGATTTGCTGGAAAAGGCCAAGGGCATCCTGCGCAGCAACTACAACGGCGATGGTATCGGCAAAGGGGGGATTTCCACCACGACCGGCGCAGGCAAGCTCGTTTTGAACAAGATGGCGAACCGTTCCCCGATCGCGGTGCTGGCCGAGGCGCAGGTCACGCAGTCGGCCTTGATGGAACGGCAGGTGCCGGTGCCGATGCGCCCCGAGGACCGCTACGGCCGCGAGGCGCAGATGGATTACTGCATGCAGCACCGGGAAGTGCTGTCCGGCCTGGGCCGGCTGTGCATCGATGCCGCCCGCGCCGTCGACCTGAACGCCTTGCGCGACCAGGTCCGGGCCAATGTGCTGAAGATCCGCGAGATGGTGGGCAGCCGCGCCGACGCGGCGGACCGGCCGATTTTCAACATGGCCATCGCCGTCACCGGCCTCGAGTTCGGCAAGCAGGTGATGAACCAGGTCTTCGGCGGCGCGTTCGATGCCGTCTTCAACGACCTGATCGGCGCCGTCATGAAGAAGCCGGAAACCCTGGCGCCCAAGGTCATGAGCGAGGCGGCCAAGGTGCTGTCGACGATGGCGTATCTCACGCAGCACGAGGCGCTGGACGAGCGCGTCCACCTGCGGCACGGCGAGGACTACCTGAACCTGGGGACGACCATCGAGATGCGGCTGCAGAACGTCTACACGAAGTATGTGCGCTTCAAGAAGGGCATGGGAGAGGAAGCCCTGTACGACAACTTCGAATCGTTTTGGGCGGCGATGTCGCTGTACACCGGCACTGTCGATACCAAATGCGTAACGAGCGCACTGAAAATCTCGCCGCAAACGCAGGTGTTCAGTTTCAGCACGCAATACATGTATAAAGAGGGTATTGAAGAATTCAATACACAATAGCAACACAAATAGTAATTGACGACCGATAAGGTCGTCAGTAGTATCGAATCTCCGTTGCAAAACGGGATACGCATAGCCAATGACGATGGTAATGCGTTAATGAAGCAGCAACCGACGATGTAAAACGACTAGGAGAAATTCAAATGGCACTTCGCAATGGCAATGACAAGAGCAATGCATCCCCGGCTTTCGAAGCGGAAGAACCGGGCCTGGCCACCGCCACCGTGACCGATCTGCCTGCCGCCGATACGGCGGCAGCTGCGGATGCGGGCAGCGCCGCCGCCGACACCCCGTCCACTCCTGCCGCATCGACCGAGGTCGTCAAGGCAGCCGGCACGGCCATCTCGGCGGCGAAAATGGTGTCGAAAAACGCCATGTATGCGCTGGCCCACCTGCAGGATTCGCTCGATAAGGAATCGCTGGACTGGAATACGTTTCCGAAGGTGGTCGCCGGTCTCGACGGCTTCTCGCTGACCGAGGGCAATGTCGACCTGGGCAAGGTGATCAAGGTGGACTTGCTGTCCTGGAGCTTCACCTGGACCGCGTCCCCGGGCGTGGACGATGACGATGCGAAGGCGCTGGTGCGCTACTCGGACGATGGCGAAACCATCAGCCGCGGCGACGAGGCGGGCCAGAGCATCCACGACTACGTCAAGCGCCTGAAGGAAGTCGAGGGCTACGACAAGGCCGCCGTGAAGCAGTACATCAACCTGTACGGCTTCATGACCTTCGCCCGCGGCGAGGACGTGCCGGACATCGATCGCACGATCGTTGCCGTGCAGGTGCCGCCGCAATCGAAGGCGCTGTTCGACCGCTACAACATCGAGTCGGGCGTGAAGATCAAGGCCGGCATCATGCAGCCGACCAACGTCATCACGATGACCCAGGAAAAAGTGGTCAACGGTCAGAAGAAGTACGCGATCGTGAAATTCAGCCGGGGCTGATCGACTAAGTAGGTGAAGGGCCGCTGGCAACAGCGGCCCTTTGCGCAACCGGAGGAATCGCATGCACCTGATCGTGCTGGACACGGAAACGAGCGGCCTGACGCCGCCTGTGGGCGTCTGTGAATGCGCCTTTATCGAGATCGACCCCGCCACCTTGAACGAGGTGCGCAGGGCGCATTCACTGATCGATCCGCAGGTGCCGATTTCCCCGTCCGCCTCGGGCGTACACCGGATCACGAACGCGATGGTCGAGCACGAACCGACCTTGCAGGAGTGGTTCGAGATCGTGCTGGATAACCCGTTCGCCGGACAGGAAGTCGTCATGGTCGCGCACAACGCGCGCTTCGACCACCCGCTGGTCAAGCCGCACCTGGGGGACTCGGTGACGATCTGCACGCTGAAGCTGGCGAGACTGGCGTTTCCGGATGCGCCGGACCACAAGCTGGCGACGCTGAAGTACATGTTCAATCTCGGCACCGAGGGTGCGGCCTCGCACGGCGCGCTGGCCGATGTCGAGGACTGTGCAGACTTGCTTAGACTGTGCGCAAACAAGCTGCAGATGAGCCTGTACGACATGATTGCGCTATGTAATAAACCTCAATTGCTGAGTGTCATGCCATTCGGTAAGCACAAGGGCATACCGTTTAGTAAAGTGCCTAAGTCATACTTGGCATGGCTACGCAAACAAGATAATATAGATGAAGATGTGAAATACACGCTAAGTCAGATGGCGTAGTTTAATTTACAAGGAGTTAGACATGACGATTGCCATTGAAAAGGCAGTGCCGCTGCCGCAACAGCACCGGCCGACCCGTAGCAGCAAATATCCGTTTGCCGACATGGAGCCGGGGGATTCGTTCCTCGCCACCGATGTCAAGGCGACCACGATGTATTCCAGCGTCGCCCGTTATGTGCGCTCCTGCGGCAACACCAAGAAATTCACGGTGCGCTCGGTCGAAGGCGGCGTGCGCGTCTGGCGCACACACTGACGCGGATCAGCGACAAGGCCCGGCTGCGCCCGGGCCTTTTTATTGCCAGCAACCATTCCGCGCCGAAAGTTTTCGTGTAGGATCTTGCCTCAGATCAAACCTCCTTGCAGACCTCCGCCTCCAATGGACACCTCGCCCAAGTCTCCCAATCCCAAGGACTCGATCGCCTCGACCAAGCTGGATCTGACGCTGTGGCCGGAGACGGCAACGATGCTTGGTGCGCTCGGCCTGCTCGATGGCGCGCTGAAGTATGGCCGCTTGAACTGGCGGGCAACGGAGGTGCGGGCCTCGGTCTACATCGCCGCCGCGCGCCGCCACCTGGCCGCCTGGTTCGAAGGGGAGTGGACCGATCCGGACTCGGGCATCCCGCACATGGGCCACGCGCTGGCCTGCATGGCGATCCTGGTCGACGCGGAGGCGAACGGCACGCTGATCGACGACCGCCAGTATGTGCGCGGCGAGGTCAGCGGCTACCGCCGCCTGCTGACCGAGATGACGCCGCATGTGACGAGGCTGCAGGCACTGCACGCCGACAAGAGCCCGCACCATTTCACGATCGCGGACTCGGCCTCCGAGGCCGCCTCCATCGATGTCCTCCCACTAGGTGGGACCATCGATGCTTCCCTGATCGGGACTGCCGTGGGATACGGCATCCCCGATGCGATACCGCACCAGCCGGTCTGACCGATGGTCAAGCCGCTCCAGGACTACGAAATGGAACGCCACGCCGACCCGCTTGATCGGGCCTCCGACGACATGCTGATGTCGAACCATAACCACCTGGAGCATGCCCGGGCCAAGCTGACGCCGGAGAAGTACGCCAAGTGTGTCAACGGCAAGGAGAGGCTCGTGTCGCAGGAGAAGGACGCCGCGGGCAATTACCCGTTCCCGCACTGCGTCGAGGAAGACTGCGGCGAAGAACTGCCGGCTGCGCGCCTGGAGATGGGCCGCATCCGCTGCACCGAATGCCAGACCAAGCGTGAAAGGGCATCCCGTGGACGTCACTGAAGGTTTTATCATGCGCCGGCTGAAGTTCAAGAGCCGGGCGGCGCGCGTGGCTGCGGCCGGCTTCGGCTGGCCGCTGGCATTCCTGCTCGCGATGCTGTGCATGTTCTGGAAGGGCTTCATCGTACCGACTGGCGGCGCGATCATCGCCACCGCCATCGCGTTTTTCATCACCTTGTTCGATGCGCCGGAACGGTTCTGGCAATCGATCAAGAACAACCTGTAGTCGCCTTACCTCACTTCAACTGTTGGAGACTTTTATGCAGACGCCATCCAAGCGACTCCTCGTCGACTTGTCCTCGATCCTGTGGACTTCCCTGAAGGCCGGCACCGACAAGGAATTCGGCTTCACCGTCGAATTCAACGGCCGCAAGACCCTCGTCAATTCCGCCGAATATGGCTACGAGAATGCGATCAACCACCTGGTTGCCGCGCTCGATGCCAACGGCCTGTCCCCGGTCGACATGATCCTGGTGGTCGAGGGCTTGCACAGCAAGCTGCTGCGCCAGAGCGTCATGCCGACCTACAAGGGCGGCGATGCGCCGTCGCACCCGCCCGAAGCCTACCTCGAATTCGACAAGCTGAGGCAGCGCCTGATCACCACCTTCACCGCGCTCGGCGCGCAGGCCGTCACACAGGACGGTGTCGAGGCCGACGACGTGCTGGCGTATCTTGCGCTGCACCTGAAGGGCGAGAAGATCATCGACACGGCGGATCGCGACCTTGCTGTCCTGATCTCGGACGGCTCCACGCCGACGACCGGCGTCTGCCTGTGGCGCGATGGCCGGCGCGAGACGGAAAACCCGCTCGGGCCGTTCCCCTGCAAATACATCACCGTGTTCAAGGCGCTGGTCGGGGATACATCCGACAAGATCCCCGGCGCGAAGGGCTTTGGCGAAACCGCCTGGCTGAATCTGCTGGTCAATTTCGGCGTCGAGGGCCTGGAAAACCTGCACCAGCTGTACGTGACGAGGCAATTGGCCCGCCTGGCAGAGGACGTGGCCGAGTTCAAGCCGTTGCAGAAGATCCTGGACGACATGCAGGGCTCGATGAACAGCTTCATCGTGGCCAAGCTGTACCCGGAGAAGGTCAACACCTTGCGCAAGCCGCTGCAGTGGACGGCCGGCATGGTCAAGCCGCGCGACGCGACTACCGATGAGCGCCTGAAGCAGTGGGCCGGCGCCGTGCGCCTGATCCACTCGGGCAATTACGACGATGCGCTGGCCTTCTTCAAGGCCAAGCTGGCGGAATCTCCGTTCGTCGCGTTCGACATCGAGACGTCGACTTCGGACCGCTCCGACGATTGGCTGAAAATCGCCCAGGGCCTGGTCGATGGCGAGGAAGACCGGCTCGGCGTCGATGTCTTTGGATCCACCCTGACCGGCTTTGCCACCACGTTCGGCAAGAACAACCAGTACACCTTCTACTGGACCCATGCTCACCTGGAGCAGCCCGGCGTGACCAACATCACGAAGGAGCAGGCCAAGGCCGTGCTGCAGGCGATCCCGCCGACGCTGCGCACGATCGTTCACAACGCGCAGTTCGAGCTTCCCGTCATCTACGAGGACCTGGGACCGCTGCAGGCCGACGAGGAGGCACTGGCATGAACAAGTGGAGGGGCTTCATTCCCAACGTGTGGGATACCCGCATCATGTCGAACTACGTCGACGAGAACCGTCCGGGCGGCCTGAAGCAGAACAGCCGCACCGTGCTTGGCTACGAGCAAGCCGACTATGCGAGCGTGACCACGATCACCGCGCCGATCGGGCAATTTCCGTATCCGGGCGGGCGCATCATTGCCGACAACGCCCAGGCCGCGACCAAGACGCGCGACGCGATCCCCGCGACCGAGCAGACGCGCGTATTCCGCATGAACGAGCTGCCAGCGCAGCATGTGCTGGCCTATGGCGCGGACGACACGATCTGCACCGCCGCCTTGTTCAACCACTTCTCTATCCTGATGGAGATCGAGGACACGTTGTCGGTGTACGAGGAAGTCGAAGTCAAGCCGGCCTACCTGACGGCACTCGGCTTCGTCACCGGCGCGGATGTGTCGATCGAGCGCCTGAAGCAGCTGGAGCGCGAGGACGACCGCAAGTATGAAGCGGCGCGCGTAAAGCTGGCCGAGACGCTGGAGCGCTCCGGCGTCATCAACAAGCTGTGGAAGCCCTATACCGAGCTGACCGCCGCCACCGCCAAGGACGCGTTCGAGGAACTGGTCGGCTTCCGGCCAGAATCCAAGGCGAGAAATCTGGACAAGCTGGCCGCGGCGATCACGGCGGAAGTGCCGGAAGACCTGTATGCGTCGCAGCCCTGGATCACGGACCTGATCGGCGCGATCGAAGCCGGGGACCTGCGCTATGTGAACGGCTTGCTGATGGCGAAGTACCGGAACAATCCGGTGATCGACATCGGCAGTCCGAAGCAGATGCGCGAGTTTTTGTACGACACCTTGAAGCTGCCGATCCGCGTGCTGAACAAGGTCACGCCGCTGGAGCGGCAGCACAACCGCGACCTGGCCCGGGCGGTCACGAAATTCAACAAGGCGGCGATGGAAGGCGTCGAGCCGCAGCTTGATCCCACTGAGTGGGAACTGGTGCGGGCCAAGGCGAAGACGAATGAGGTCGCGGTGCAGTTCGCGCTGGCGATGGATGCGACCGGCGACGCGCGGGACATCCTGGAAGCGATGATGGCGATGAAGAAGATCACCACGCGCCGCAATTTCTATTACTACAAATACCCGCCGCTGAAGCACTGGAAAGACGGCAAGATCCATTCGTCGATGAACCAGTGCGCGACGGTGACGCGCCGCTACTCCAGCTCGGGACCGAACCTGCAGCAGCTGCCGAAGAAGGGAGAGGGCGTCAAGATCCGCGAAATGATCGTGCCGCACCACCGCAATGCCGTGGTTGTGTCGCTCGACTTCTCCGGCCAGGAACTGAGGCTTGCCGCCGACATGTCCGGCGACGAAGCGATGCTGGCCTGCTACATCGGTGACCGGTTGAAGGACATCCATTCGATCACCGCGTCCGGCGCGATGGAAAAGAAATGGGGCCGCGCGAAGCTGGATGAAATGGTGGCCTTGATCAAGGCCGAAGCGCCGAGGACGGCGGACGACCTGTACGACGTTTTCACGAAGCTGCGCAAGCACGAGGACGAAGCCATCGCGAAGATGGCCGACGACCTGCGCAAGGTGGCGAAGAACGTCAATTTTGGCGCGCAATACGATGCCCAGGCGCTGACGCTGTCGTACCAGCTGATCATCCCGGTGCAGGATGCGCAGTCGTTCCTGGACGCGCGCGAGAAGATGTTCCCGGGCGTGTCGGTGTGGAAGGATGAAGTGCGCGAGCGCGTCATGCGCACCGGCTACGCGAAGACCTATCTCGGCGGTCGGCGCCACCTTGCCGCGCTGATGGCCGACAACGCCACCGCCAACAAGGCAGGGCGCCAGGGGCCGAACTTCGAAGTGCAGGGCAGTGCGGCCGAAATGACGAAGCTGGCCGCAGGCCGGATATGGGACTCGGGCGTGTGCTTCGACTACGACTGCCGCTTCATTGCGCCGGTCCACGATGAGTTCGTGTTCTCGATTGCGGTTGACGACTTGATCCCGGCGCTGACCATAATCCATCGCGAGATGACGATGCCTTACGCGACGATGAAGGTGCCGGTCGTGTCCGAGATTTCCATCGGCCCGAACTTCGGCCAGCAGTGGGAAGTCGGCAGCACGGTCGATCCCGTAAAAATCGAGAAGGCACTGGCGGAAATCTTTGCGCAGGCGGAGGCGGCATGAATACCAAGGAATACACCATCACCTACAACGACCGGCACCAGGTCGTGGTCAGGATCGACCACGACGTGATGACGGAAGCGAAGCTCCACGAGATCAACAGCTTCTGGAGCGATGACGACTGGCGCGTGCGGCGCGCGGGCTCGGTGCTGCACGCCGTGCTGAAAATGCTGGCCGCGGAAGTGCTGCGGCTGTCCCTGTTACCGTGGGGAGATGTCGTAGACCAGTTCAATAGGGGTGTCGAGGGCTGGCCACCGATGGACGGCAGCGAGGGCATCGAGCTGGTGCGCTACGACGAGATGTCCTACGACGCCGACGACATGGAGGTCGAGGCGTCATGAGCCTACCCACCTTCCTGATCTGCGTGATCTGCTACATGGGGCATTCGCCAGGCTTGATGCTGGCGGTCTGCCTCTTGAGCTGTCTCTGTTCCGACTGAGGTGACAATGAAAAAGGAATCGATAGGCGAGCGCGGCAAGACGGCGGAGAAGGCCGTCATGTCGCATTTTGATCGCCTCAACACGCGCTTCATGGCGTTTGCCTATGAGCGCACCTCCGACGCCCGCGCCGCGGGCGGGAGGCTGAAAAAGCAGCTCTCCGACTTCCTGTGCTGGTGGACCGGGACCTCGATCCCGCTGGAGGTCAAGAGCACCGAGCATGACTACCGCCTCCCCTCCGACCACCTCACCCAACTGCCGAGGCTGAAGAAGGTGGCGAAGGCCGGCGCGCGTCCGTATGTGCTGGTCCTATTCAAGGGCCTTGCACAGTGGCGGATCGCGCCGGTCGACTACTTCGAGTTCGGCAAGCCCTCGTGGGACATGCGCGACCTGCCTCTGTATGCGAGCGCCCAAGCCGCGCTCGAATCCACGGGCGACTTCCCGATCCTGGTGGAGAAGCCATGACTGTCCCGGGAGAGAAAAGCGTGCCAACGGCAGACCGTTTCATGAATGACTGCGAGGTCGACGGTTGCCCGCCGACAGGGGCCGACGTGCTGGCGACCAACAACGGCGGCGTGACGATCCGCACCACCTGGAAGAAGGGCGACGAGAAGCACTTCGTCGCCTGGGAATACCACGGCAGGCTGAAGCCGGAGACGCGACAGCGACTCCTGGCACGGAGCGTCAAATGATCCCGATGACCAATCACAGCCAAGCCGCAACGCGCCAGGCGCTCGCGCAGCGGCTGACGGCCGTGCAGCGCGAGGAGATGGAGATGGCCCTGCTTGTCGCCCTCGACGCCTGCCACAGAGGCGAGGGAACCGACTACGGCGCCAACGTGGTCTCCAAGCACCTCATGATCGGCATGTGCATGGGGAGCCTCTGGAAGGACCGCGCGCTGTATGACTTGATGGCCAGGGCTGTCAAGGCATTTAGTATTGCCTGCGCTCGACAGCAGCCCACTGTCGACCTGCTGCCCGCCGAGTACGGGCCGGTGCAGGCAGGACTTGCCGCCTATCTCAATCGCGTGCTGACGAACGCGACGTGGCAGCAGGTCCTGGGCGCGGACGCGATGGTGAGCCAGAAGCTCGCCATTGATCCGCTGCAATACCTGAAGTGACCTTTTAATTTTGCAGACGACTAGGAGAAGACCATGACGACGATGCTGAAACCGTTTAAGCCTCTGCTCGCGGAGGATTTCATTGAGGCCGAACTGCGGTTCCCCGGCCTACTTAGTGTGAAGCTCGATGGCATCCGCGCCATCAACCATAACGGCGTGCTGATGTCGCGCAACATGAAGCCGATCCCGAACCCGCATGTGCGGGAGAAGTTCAAGGATTGCCTGCACCTGGACGGCGAGCTGATCTACGGCGACCCCACCTCACCCACCTGCTACCGCGACACCAACTCCGTCGTGATGAGCAAGTCGGGCAAGAGCGCCGACAACGTGCGCTTCTATGTGTTCGACCATATCGGCTACATGGATGAGCCCTATTACGCACGGCTTGCCGAAGCGGCGCGCAGCACGCTGAACCTGGGACACCCTGACGTCGTGCTGGTGGATCAGAAGGAGATCGAGAGCCTTGCCGAGATGGAGGCGCTGGAAGGCGCGTGGCTGGAGCAGGGCTATGAGGGCGCGATGTTCCGCTGCCCGCATGCGCCGTACAAGCAAGGCCGCTCGACAGTGAAGGAAGGCATCATCCTGAAGGTCAAGCGTTTCGCTGACGCCGAGGCGATCATCATCGGCTTCGAGGAACAGAACGAGAACACGAACGAGAAGACGGTCAACGAGCTCGGCCACAGCCAGCGGTCCAGCCACAAGGCGGGCATGGTCGGCAAGGGTACGCTCGGCAAGTTCATCGTGCGCGACATCAAGACCGGCGTCGAATTTTCCTGCGGCACCGGCGTCGGCTTGACCATCGAATTGCGCCAGCAAATCTGGAACGAGCGCGAAGCCTATCTCGGCAAGATCATCACCTACAAGCACTTCCCGATCGGCGTCAAGGACAAGCCGCGCTTCCCGATCTGGAAGGGTTTCCGCAGCGCCGACGACATGGCGGTGTGACATGCGGACTATAGCGCCACCCGATTACACGCTGGTCACCGTCACCGTGCGCTCGCTGACCGACTTCGCCGCCGACCTGAAGACCGATGCCGGTGTCGGCGGCATCGTCCCGGTCAAGCACGTCCACCCGGAAGACCAACCCTTGCTGGTGGTCGGCACCGAAGCCACGCTGCGCATCAAGACCGCCACCTACCGGAAGGCCCTGCTGCCATGAAAATCGTCTCCCGCCATTACGTCTCCAGCGTCGGCATCGCCATCGAGGCGACCTGCATCGATGCCTTCGGCCAGCGCCATGCGTTCGCGCAGGAGCTGACCTGGGCAGAGTGGGATGCGATGTCGCCCGCGATGCGCCGGCTTACCGTGCGCGCCGTGCGGCGGCAGCTGCAGCTCGATACCGAACTCGCGCCGCGCGCCTGGCATACCTGGCCTACGGCCCTCGCTTCTTCACCGTGGAGAAACCATGCAAGCTCTCATCCTCAATGATCTGCACCTCGGCGCCGTGCGCAGCGCCGGCACTACCATCGTCACGCGCAAGCTGATCCAGGACTACCTGCAGCAGCAGCTGCGCGATACCCTTGCTCACACTGAGTGTGACGTGATCCTGTTGGGTGACATCTTCGACGCGTTCAATGTCGAGATGTCGCAGATCCTGCAGGCGTATTTCACGCTGGCCGACTGGATGCATGCGCATCCTGCCTGCCTGCTGCATCTGGTGCAGGGCAACCATGACGTGGCCAAGAACTCGGAGAAGACCTCCGCTTTCGCCTTCCTGTGCGCGCTGCTGACCAAGCACTCGCCAGACCAGGCGCGCGTGTATGCGACCGGCTTTGCCGAGATGTACCTGGGCACCAGTGCCAACGTGTACGTGGTCCCGCATGTGCTGAACCAGGACCTGTTCGACATCGAGCTGGCGAAGGCGCTGGAGGTCAAGCCGGGCTGGCTGCTGCTGCATGCCAACTGCATGAACCGTTTCGCGGAACAGGCGGACCACTCGCTGAACGTCAACGAGGAATGGGTCAACCGGCTGCTGGCCCACGGCCACCGGCTGGTCTTCGCCCATGAGCACCAGGCCCGGACCCTGAAGGCCGGTAAGGTGAGAGTTTTGGGGAACCAGTGGCCGTCATCGGTCGCGGACTGCCTGGAGCACAACGGCGCGCAGAAGGATGGCATGAAGTGCATGCACATCCTCGATGACAGCGGACTGTATCCGGTCCAGACCTGGGATGCCCTGGGCGACTTCGTCGAGATCGACTGGCGCGCGCTGCGCGGCGAGGAGCCAGTCTCGTTCTTCCGCTTCATCAGGGTCACCGGCACCGCCACCGCCGACGAAGCCTCCGAAGTCATTGCCGCGATCGCGAAATACCGCCAGAAAAGCGAGGCGCTCGTCATCACGAACGCGGTGCGCATAGAGGGCATCGACGGCATCGATGACATGAGCGGGCTGACCAGCGAGAAGCTGGCCAGCGTCGATGTGCTGGCCGCCTTGATGGAGGAGTTGACGCCTCCGGAGCAGGTCGCGGTGAAGTACCTGCTGGAGGACGAGCAATGAGCCAGCAGGGACCAATGCTCAATAGCGGCGTCTGCCGCGACATGATCAAGCTGTACTACTTCAAGCTGCGCAAGGGCTATTCGACTCGCGAGGTGTTGATGGAGCTGCTGCACACGGTGTACGCGCAGGGCTACCGGGCCGGCGTGATCGAGACGGAAAAGAAAGGAGCCAACCCATGAGCGCCTACCAGGACCTGCTCGACTTGCATGCCGGGCTGCTGGAGACGAACGCCTACTGCTATTTCGAGCTGGCCTATACCCGCCGCACCGACTGGATGGCCTGGCTGTGCTCGAATCATCGCGATGACGATCCGAACCGCGAGGTGATCTGCAACGGCCAGGGCGCAACGCCCGAGGAGGCCTGCCGCAGTGCGTTGAAGAATTACCACCAGCGCCAGAACAAGGAGGTCATACCATGCTCGTGAGCCTGAAGATGACATGCTGGAGGCAGCATGTCGAGAGATCGGTCGCGTTCACCGAAGGTTTGAATGCGGTGCGCGGCCCGAACGAGGGCGGCAAGACGTCGCTCTTGCTGGCCGTGGTCTATGCGCTGTTCGGCGTGAAGGCGATGCCGCAGCCGCTGGCCGAACTCGTCACCTGGGGCCGCGGCGTGCGCGAGCTGGAAGTAGTCCTGGTGATCCGGCTGCGCGGCGAGCTCTACGAGTTCAAGCGTGGCGACTCCGGCGCGGAGTGCCGGCACAGCGGCGGCACCGTCACCGGCCAGAACGAGGTGAGTAAATTTGCCGAAGAACTCCTGGGCGTCGAGCGCAACATCGCGGTCAACATGATGTTCGCCGGGCAGGGCGGGCTGCGCGGCGCGCTCGAAGGCGGCCCGAAGGCGCTGGCCCAATACATCGAGAACCTGTCCGGCATGGACCTGTTCGACCGCCTGCTCGATGCGGCGCAGACGAAGCTGGCGACCGGCCCGACCAAGGCCCTCGACACCGAGATCGCCATGATCGAGGACAGCATCGAGGCGCTGGACCTGACGGCGCCGGATACGACGGCAATCGACGGCAAGCTTGCGCAGGACTTGCTGACGCTGGAGGCGGCGAAGGTGCAGGTGGCCGAGGCCAAGGCTGCCGTCGAGCAAGCCGGGGAAGCGGCGGCGCGGGCGCGGGCGCAGGCCGAGACCCGGAGGCTGGCCGAGGAGTCGCTGAAGCGGGCGCAGGGCGCGATGGTCCGCGCCGAGAGAAATGTCGAGGCGCTTGCGCGCGACGCCGAGATCGAGGTCGACGAGGAGCGGCTTAAAACGGTCTCTGAGACCGTCGACGGCGCGGTGGCTGCCTCGCATCGGGCCGAGGCGTTTCGTGAGCTGCAGGCGCTTCCTGCGTACCCGGAGAGCTATTGGGAAGGCGATGTCGATTCCATCAAGCGTGAACTGAACGACACGCTGGCGCGCGTAAAGAAGGCGCAGGATCTGCGCGCAGAGCTGAACGCGCAGATCCGGGAGGCGCGGGCGAAGAAGGTGACCGCATCGGCTTGCGGCTACTGCGGCAAGGATTTCAGCGAGGTGCCGGAAGTTGCTGCCGCCAACGCCGAGATCGACGCCGCATGCCAGACGTTCGCCAACCTGATCGTGGCGCAGGACGACCTGATCCGCGCCGGGGAGTCCGACTTGCGCTCACTACAGGCGGTGCTGAACAGCGCGCAGCCGTGGAACAACTATGCCGAGTGGTTCGGCCAGTACGTCGACGTCGACCGCGCTTTCGTGCCGCCGCGGATCACCTGGAAAGGTGAGCCTCCACAGGAACTGCCGGACCTGGTCGCGTTGCGTAACGAGCGCGACACACTAAGTGCGAATCACCTGGCCAAGACGATTGCCGTGTCGCGGCTGGAGGAGGCAAAGCAGGCGCTGGAAGTGGCCCGGGACGAGGTCGCCAGCCAGGAGCAGGACATGCCGGCTGCCATCGATTCCGTCGCCGCCAGCGTGGCGCACATGGACGCGCGCGAAGCCTTGCGAGAGCGTGAGGGCCATCTGGCCGCGGTCGAGCAATCGATCCGGGACTTGAACTCCCGGCTGTCGGCCATCCGTGCCGGGCATGAACAGGCCAAGCGCCGGCACGCCGAGCTGGTCGACCAGCTGGCAACGAAGAAGCAGCAGCGCGAAGCCCTGGTGTTCAACAACACCCTGGTCAAGAAGATCCGCGCCGCGCGCCCGATCGTCGCCGCCAAGTTGTGGGACATCATCCTGGCGTCCGTCTCAACGATGTTTTCCCAGGTGCGCGGCACGAAGTCGGTTGTGGCCCGTACTGCCAACGGCTTCACCGTCAACGGCCATGCGATCGAGGGCTTGTCCGGCTCGGCGCTGGATGTGCTCGGCATGGCTCTGCGCGTGGCGTTAATTAAATCGTTCGTGCCGGACTGTTCCTTCCTGGTCCTGGACGAGCCGATGTCGGCTTGCGACGACGACCGCACCGCCGCCATGCTCGGCTTCCTTGCCGCCTGCGATTTCACGCAGACGATCCTCATCACGCACGAGGGGATAAGCGAAACCAGTGCGGACAACCTGATCCTGATATGAGCCATGCGCTACTACTACCGCTGCATGAAGTGCCGCAGCAGGAACGTGTTTGCGATGCCGGTAGAGATGTACATCCGGCCGCGCAAGTGCAAGTCCTGCGGCCATGCGCGCTTCTACGCCGACAAGGAGCGAACGAACCGGCAGGACTACTGCCGCTGCGACGGCTGGCATCACACCCATCGCCGCGGCAGCACGTACTGCCTCTACCATCCGCAACGCCAGCTGCTTGACCGCCTGCGCGCGGGGGAGAGCCGGGCCGACATCGCCCTCGACCTTGCCTTTGATTCGCCGGTGACTCCGGCGCCGACTGAAGTACCGTTCTGACTAGGAGAAGTGTTGATGAACATCAGCGTGAACGAGAACAAGTACCTGAGCCTGCTATCGGACCTCGTCTATGGCGGGCGACGGGAGGAAAACCGCACCGGCATCGATGCCCTGGTGCTGCCGCCGCGGATGCTGGAGGCCGACCTGGCTCTCGGCGTGCCGGTGCCGACGACGAAGCGGTTTGCGTTCAAGGCGTGCCGGGGCGAGCTGATCGGCTTCCTGCAGGGGAAGACCAGTGCTGCCGATTTCCGCGCGCTCGGCTGCAATTTTTGGGACGCGAACGCGAACGATCCCGGCTTGCCCGGCCACCCGAACAAGTGGCTGGACTCGCATTACCGCAAGGGTGAAGACGACCTCGGGCGCATCTACGGCGCGCAGTGGCGCGATTGGGACAACGGCGCGGGCGGGCGCATCGACCAGGTGCTGACCGCGCTCGGCATGATCCGCAACGATCCAACCTCCCGCCGCATCATCATTTCCGCCTGGCGGCCGGAGGAGTTCGACCAGATGGCCCTGCCGCCATGTCATGTGTCGTACCAGTTCCTGGTCAATACGGCGCAGCGGGAATTGTCGCTGGCGATGTACATGCGCAGCACGGACGTCTTCCTTGGGCTGCCGATGAACATGGGATCGTGCGCGCTGATGCTGGCCCTGTTCGCCCGGATGACCGGCTTGTCTCCGCGCCGCGTGTCGATCTTCATGGCGAATCCGCACCTGTACGTGAATCATCTCGAACAGGCGAAGCAGCAGCTGAACCGCGACCCGCTGACGCCGCCGACACTGAGCCTGTCGATCCCGCTGTTGGGCATGGCCAGCGACGACGCGATCCTGTCGGCCCTGACACCGGACTCGTTCTCGCTGGTCGGTTATCAATCGTATGACGCGCTGCCGGCGCCGATGGCCGTATGAGCGCCTGGGTCATCGGCACCGTCATCACGATTGCCTGGGCTGTAGCCGTGGCCTGCAGGATCGAGGTCTGGCGGCAGAACCGTCGCTGCAGGAAGTACCTCCAGGATCGGGAGAAAAGCGATGACGAATCCTGAACACCTGCCGATCGTGCTGAAGGTGCTGTTCCTGGGCGGGACCATCCTGTTCGTGGTCCTGTTCTTGCTGAACTACCTGGACTGCTTCGGCTGGAAGGGAGATCACACTAAGTGGGAGGATCATGGACAAGATCGTGATTCGAACCCTTGAAGAATGGGAGAGCCGCAGGCAGCATGCTGTCGGCATGCTGCGACGGCGCAGCCTGCCCGCCGAGTGGGAACGGTCGCGGCAGAAATCGTGCGTGCTGAAGGTGCGGTTCCTGTCGGCGTCGCTGGCCGCCGTCGCCGCGCAGGACTTCATGATGCGCCTCGAGATCCCGCGCATGACGGCCTACCGATGCGTGTACTGCGGCGACTGGCACCTGTCGGCGCAGGTCCGACTTGAGGAAAGCACGCCCTACATGGTCCTGATCGACAAGGCGCATGTGCCGACCTTGAAATCGATACGGCAGCGGCGCGACGAGGTGAAGCTGTCGCACATCAAGAAGCGGCAGGAGAGGTATGTAGCCAAGCCTGCCAAAGGCAAGCGGCCGAAGCAGAGATTTTTACCAGAGGAGAAGGAAGACGATGTCTAATTCCATCAGCAAGTCGAAGTTCGATCAGATTTATCACGACCTCAACTACCGGCTGCAGCGCGTGTACGACGCGACGCCGAAGGGCCGCTCATTCATCGCAGACGACGTGGTCAAGCCGCTGCAGGAGACGGGCGTGTTCCTGGAGCACCGGCAGATCCTGGGCAGCCTCGGCGCGCTGGTGACCGAGGGCTTGCTGACCCAGGAGCGGCGCGGCAAGTTCGAGCGCGCCGAGATCCGGGACACCATCGACACCGGCTGGCATTTTGCCGAGCCGGTGCGCACGGAGATCCAGGAAGAATCGCCGGCACCGATACCGGCAACAGCGATGGCTGCGGCATTCCCGGAGATCGCGCGCCGGCTGATCCCGATGGAGGTCGAGCCGGAGGCGGTCTGCGCTGCGCCGCTGGAATCGGCACGGCCGCCGAGCCTGCTAGAGGATCTGGCACAGCGGGCGGCGGCGCTGTCCGAGCAGCTGTCGCAGCTGGCGGTCGATCTGCAGCGCGCGACGGCAGAGGTGCAGCACGACAATGCTGCCAACGATGAGGCCCTGGTCAAGCTGCAGCGCCTGCAGCAGGTGATGGCCGAGCTTGACCTGGTTGCGTGAGGCGCCTATGACCGGATTCCTTGCCTGGTGGGTCAGCCAGCAATCTGGCTATCGCCGCCTTTTCGTGCGCGATGCCCTGACCAGTCGTGAAGAATTGTTTAACCTGCTACGCCGGACCTATGCGGCTGGCGTGGCGGAAGGGGAGGTGCTGTCGAAGGTGCAGCGCGAGACCATCGATCTGCAGGCCCGGCAGATTGCTGAGCTGGAGCAGACGATCAAAAACAAGGAGTGGGCGCGCAAGGTGCTGATCGAGCAGCGCGACGGCTTGCAGGACGAACTGCGGCGTCTGAGGCAGCAAAGTATTAAGCCATGATCTATGACCGCAACGAGAAGTACACACCAAGCAAGAAGTGCAGCCAGCCGATATGGGATGCGCCTCCGCCGATGATTGACCTCAAGCGGGTCAAGTGGCCTGGAGATCCGCCGAAGGATTGGACCGGACACAGGCTCGGACGCTTGACGGTCGTCGGTTATTGGGGTGCGAACATGAACCGCAACGGCGAGGGGACATGCAAGCACCAGTGGATATGCCGCTGTGTCTGCGGTAAGTACACGATGCGTAATGCCCGCACGATCAAGAAGGCGCAGGAGCGGTCCAAGGTACATGACATGTGTGACCTGTGCAGGCATCACCAGCACCTCGTAAAAACGGAGCACTTCCTGCGTACCGGCAGGCGCTTACACCTGGATTGAAGGAACCCATGATAAACAAAGATGATGTGAAACCCGGCGCCATCGTGCGCCACGAGGACGGCGGAATTTATCTGGTCACCGGAATGCGCAAGGTGCGCATGAACGAGCACCAGCCCTGGACGGACTGCGTCGACTACATGCCGGTCGATGGTCGCACCGGCTACTCCGCGCGCGAGCTGGACTACTTCTGCGAGCGCATGACGCTGGTCGAGCCGATGCCGGACCAGGCTACGCCGGAACAGCTGCTGCCACACCTGCGGCAGTACGCGCACAACGATGGCAGCGGCATGGTGTTCGGTTATGACAAGGAAGGTGTCGACCGCATGCTGCGGACCTTGCTGCAGGTGGCGGCGCGGTATCAGTGGCTGCGTGATAGTCCGGACAATACCGAGGCGCTGGAAGCCTTGCTCAATGGCATCCCGCGTATCGAAAACGGCATCAATCAGTTCGACGCGGCCATCGATGCCGAGATGGGTGCCGCGCCTGTCGATGCGCAGACCGTGCGCAATGCTGCGCTGGAAGAAGCGGCGCAAATTGCAGAGCGAACATACGCCAGAGACGCTTTCCGCTTCTCACTCGGCAGAGAAGCAGCGCAAGCAATCCGCGAACTGAAAGATGCCGCCGCACCCGCAGCGCCGCAGCAGGAAGCCCCGCGCGCCGCGCTGCCCGCACCAATCGAGGCAGGCATCCACGATGCCATAGCAAACGGCACGGGCATGGTTCAGGTGAATGCTGATGGCTCG